CGATGAATATATAGCCATTACACTTTATTTTTTATATGATTATACATATCTAATCCTATTTGTTCTCCAAATTTACTATCAGACTCGTAATGAGCATGAGCTACATTTCTACTATATGAAATATCTTTGCCAAGCTTTAAAAAATCTTTAGCATATTTAGGATATTTCTTAGCAAAAACTTTTGCTATTAATATACCTTGAGCCGAATGACCTGACGGATAAGACGGCGTTTTCATTGAGTCTAACTCTTTGTCATCAAACTTAATATTCATTTTTTTAGCTAATACTTTTGGTCTCGGTCTATTATGATGTTTCTTTATTTTCATAATAACCTTAGATGATTGATTTATTATTTTATCTATAATACTAGCGTCAATATCTATATTCTTTGATTTAGCTAATTTTATAAAGCTAGCTTTTATATCATCTTTTTCTTTAACAAAACTTTTATTAATAGGTATCTTATTAAGCTTTTTTATCTCTTGAGCTGTTTCAAAAGAAGAATCGCTAGGAGGTTTTTTACTTAAATACTTTTGTATATTAAAGTCTTTAAACATTATCGTTTTAAATATTTACTAGGATTACGCGTGCATCTTACACCCCAGCCAGAAGCATAAGCCGAAGGCCATACTTTAAACTTACGTTTTGCAGCTGTTTTACAAGCAGGACTAATTTTTCCTTTCATAGGTGTTTTCATTTTATTAACACTATTCATACGTTCCAACTTGTCTGCTTGACCAGCGTGTAGCTTGCTAGCGTTTCTAAGTTCACCTATTATTTTTTTTACTTCTTTGTTTTTTAATTTAAAAGCCATAACTTAATATTTTCCTCTAACACCTTTTGGATTAGACTTTGTTGATCCACCTTTGCCAGACCAAAGATTTTTACAAGCCCAATACGAAGCTGTTAATTTACTTTTCTTTTTATCGCAACCATGCCTAGCTCTAAAACTTTTACGAGCTGCAGCTGAATAATTATGCCCATAACTAGTGTGGCCATAATGTATTATTTTTTCTTTACCACCTTCGCAAGCTTTAACAACTTTTTTCTTTTGAGGCTTAGGTGATCTACGAGGCTTATTGCAAGCCATTTTACTTTTGTCTAATTTTCTAAAAGGCGGCACATTTCTGCTTTCATCAAATCCAGCAGCGACACCACCAGCTCTACGTCTACCGCAGCTAGTTATAGGAAAAGGATTTTTATGTTGTATGTAAGCCATTATTTACTTATTATTACATTAACAGAATCATTAGCATCGTCTAGTGAGGCAAAAAAAACTAAATCTCTTCTTGTTAATGCTGCTTTCTTTTTAGAGCTTAATGTAGGTGAATCTTCAGTTGTTCTTCTTTGAACTTTTCTTCTACCGTCATCAACAAGGCTTGTTTTAGTTTGTCTTAGTATTATACTATCACATTTAAGTGAATCTATTTCTAAAGTTACACCAACTGGTATATTTATTGATTTAAAAAAATAAAAACCTTTATCAAGACTTGCTATAGATGTCTCTCCTTCTAGAGTATTACCTGTTATATTTAAAAACGAATTAGCTCTTTGTTTATGTATGCCAGCGGCTAAATTAAAATCGCATGCATTAGCGCCAGTATTAGTAACTGTTAGTTTATTAAAACTGTTACAGCCTAAACTTACAAAAGCATTTGTTGATATTTGTTTTATTATTTTCGACATTTATCTTAATGTTAAATCTATTGTTTTAGTCACTGGCGATCTAGCGTTTGTAGAATCAACAACTGTTATTCTTAATATATAACTACCTCTATTGTTTATTACATCAAACTGCATAGTATGGTTTGCGGTTTTTAAATTCTGACTTACTTTAGCTGTATTAGCATTTATAGCGCTAGCTTGACTAGTTGATATACCTGTTTTAGCGGTGTTAGCTACTATAGCATCAGCCTGCGATGTAGATATACCTGTTTTAGCAGTATTAGCTGTTATAGCATTAGCTTGAGACGTGCTTATACTAGTTATTTCGCTGCCAACAAATCTTCTTAACTCATCTATATCTTCACTTAATTTTTGAATAGCGTATAAAGCTGGTGCTATGGTATTAAACATACCGTCGTCTGCAATATGAACTCCTGCATCATATTCAGCTTTTATTTCAAGTTCTTTTGTATCTGTAATAGATCTTGCATCTTTACTTCCTCCTGTTTTTTTATTAAAAATTTCTGGTATTTTTCTACTTGCTAATGCCATAATTTATACTGTATATTCGTAAACTATTGTTACTGTTAAATCTACGTTTGTTGCAGTTGTATTTTTAACTAATGAAAAACCTAACATATCACCTTCATCAAAAACCCAGTTAGCAGCATTAGTACCACCAACTCCGCAAGGTACTATTACAGTAGACTTTGTTGATCCGTCAAATGTTTCTGAAGCTTGAAAACTACTAGTTTGATGTGAGACAGATGTTCCATCATGATCTCTCCTAGACATGTTTATTGTACAACTACTACCCATAACTTCAGAGCCTCTAAATAACATCTTAACTATTTTACCGCCATAAGCAGCTACAACTCTAGTATAATATAAACTAGAGCTACTACCATCTGCTAATGAGTTAATAGGAAAATAATAGTCTACAGTAGAGCTACCACCATCTAAAGACATGTTGTGATGCGTGCAGCATATCTGCTTTACAACATTAGAGTTTTGTCCCGTTGACAAGCTTACAGCTCCTGATGATACGCTAAAATTACTAGAACTAAAACTAGCTATACCTTTATTTGAAGTTGTAGCATCTTCTCCAGCTATAGTAATAGTAGTACCACTACTACCGCTAGTGTCTATGCCCTCTCCTCCACTAACAAGAAGACTAAGCGCTCCGGAGCTACCTCCAACGTTATTTCCATCGTCTGTTCTAAAATTTACATCTGTTATATCTCCTGTGTTAGCTGTAAATCCAGAGTCATTATTTAAAGAACTTATGTCTATGCTACCTAACGAAGTAACACCAGTACCACCGTTACCTACAGGTAAAGTACCGGTAACATCTGCCGCTAAATCAATTTGATTTCTAGTTATTTCTTGTCCTGACAGTGTTATATAATCAGGCGTACCAGCTAAAGTAACAGCATCATGTGATGTTGGTACGTTTGCTTTTACTATTTTATTATTTGAATCAAGGCCAAGATTACCACCACTAGCTATTGTGCCAGAGCTTACGTCTTCAAGAAAAACATCAGACCTAAAGCGAGCTATTAGGTCAACTATATGCTGACCTATAAATTTAAGCATAAGCCACGAATATACTACACGAGCATTCAGCAGTATCAGCTTGAAGTAAAACTTCTTCAATTTTACCTGAAACTGTTGTAGCTGATTTAACAGTACCTAACGTTACACCAGCGTCTATACAGAAAAAATTAAAAGTATCAAAATACATGCTTTGTCCAGCTAGTAGTTTATAGTTAACTGATAAGTTATTAGTTGCGTCTTGAATAGTTAAAATAACAAAGTTACTAGAGTCATTATTAGTTATACGCATATACTTAAAATCAGTATGCTTAATTTGACCAGCTGACTCTGTTGGAGAACCAGCGTGATCTATTTTAAAAACTTGAGTAGCTCCAGTATGTAATATTCCTAACGTTTGTTGAAACACATGGTTTACACCTGTTATTTCAAGATCATCTGAAGAGCCTGTTGTGTCAAAGCTAAAAGTTGTACCGTCTATTGTTACACTTTCTTTTATACCTAATGTTAATGTTGCCATAGTTAATCGTAATCTATATATGTTATTGTTACCTCTTCGCCTTGCTCAATAGCTTTTGCAATGCTCGGGTAAATACGTTTATACGCGTTGACAGACTTTCCAACAAACCCGTCTCTAAGTATAAGGTTGTTTTCTTGACTATCCCCAACGATAAGACACCCAGCAGTATGCTCATCAGTGTTTCCAGTATGAATAAGAATATACTCAAAACCAGGAACATCGACGACATGAAGCATACCACGATGTAAACCAGGATATTTTTTATCATATCTTGCATGGAAGCCACCTTCTTTTCTTAACTCAATACGATATGTACCTGCTGGTATTCTAGTTTCACCTTTTACTTTTAAAACACGATGTTCGTCTTCTAAAGTATAACACAAAAAATGTTTTTTTATGTCTGTTACTTCAAACAAAATACCATGTGTACAATCGGCTTGAGAACTAAATCTCAATACTTCAAGTTTCATATTAATATAAAGCCATGTATTCTAAAGTAACTGAATCAGTAGTACTAGGTGTAACTTTTAAGTCAGACGCATCTGGAGCTAGCGTAGGCATAAAAAGCCAATCACCACCATAAAGTCTACCAACTTCAACACTACCTAGTAATACTTGAACATACTGAGTTGAAGATGTAGAAGTATTTTTAATATATACTTTTTCATGTCCAGAAGATGTAATGTCATCTGCTGAATAATCAATTAAAGTAAAAGCAGTGTTTTGCGTTAATGTTTTAGAAGCTAAACCAGTAGATCCAGTAATACCTGTTGAAATACCAGCTTGTGTTAATACTGAAGAGTTTGATATATTAATACTGTTAGAGTGTAAATCTCTACTTGATATTGATATTGCAGCTGTTACTGTTGCCATAATTTTTTATTGTTAATTAGTTATTAATCTGCAGCTGTTGCTAGCGTTTCATTTTCGTGCATGCACATCCACTCTATAGTTTGAGTACCACTACTGGCCTCTACTTCTATATCATGAGTAGCATCATCACAATTCCAAGGTATAAACATCCAATCACCAGCGTATAATCTACCAATAACTTCTGCATCTATAGTTATAGTAACATACAGTGTAACGTCTGTTTCTAAATTAGCTATATAAACCCAGTTAGATTTATCTACAGCCGCCGCAGTGGCGTCTAATAAATCAAAATTAGTACCAGATGTTATTTCATTTCTACCCATACGAACTTGATCTAAACCTATTTGAAGCCCAGCTTTATACAACACGTTTGAAGTTGCAACGTTTAAAGGGGCTGTAGATATTAGATCAGAACTGTTTAATGTAAAACTACATGTTGTTGTTGCCATTTTTTATTGTTTTATAATTTTATGTTTTAATGTTCTGCTATTTATTTCTATGTGTAAACTATATACACCAGGTGTTAGTGCAGATACATCTATTATATTCACCTGTTTTGCTTCTAACGTAACTTTACCTGTAATGTCATATAATTTAACGTTAGCTATTTTATTTATTCTTATAGTTGATTTAACTGGATTAGGATAAACCTCAGTGTTTATTATTAGTTCGTTTAAACTTGTAGGTCCTGACCACCCGTTTTGACAGTAAGTATACAAATCATCGCAAGTATAATCCCAAGTATTATCACAACAATACGGATCAACATCTATAACCCACTCAAAACAAGCGTCAGGCACATAGTATATATCACCACTAGCACAACCAGCAGAATAATAACACGAACTATCAGCGATGTTTGCTTCAATATTATAATTAATAGCGGACGGATCAGTGCAACCAGGCACTGGATAAATACAAGAATTATTATCAGTGTTTGCAAGAGCATTATAGTTTATAGCCGTGCTATCAGTACAACCATTTATTATTTCAATACAGCTACCGTTGTCTGTATTACATGTGTCACAATAATTAAAAGCTGTAGGATCTATACAGCCAAATATAAGCGGTATACAACTACCGTCTTCTACGTTAGCGTTAGGATTATAGTTAAAAGCATCGTCGTCCATGCAACCTAAAACTACTTCAATACAAGATCCTTCAAGCTCTACATTTGCTTCAGGATTATAATTAAAAGCCGTAGAGTCCATACATCCAAGAACTATTAACGTCTCACAAGAGCCATTATCAAAATCTGCTTCTTCATTATATTCAATGTAGTTTGGATTCATGCAGCCAGCTATATAGTAGCAGCTGCCGTCATCTGTATTAACGCTGTCATTATAGTTTAAAGCTGTTTCGTCTATACAGCCGTATGTTCTGTCTATACAATTATTGCCACAGTCAGGATCACCAAATATATAAACAAAAGGCGGTATAGGATTTACAAACCCACCTTCTATTTCTATAGCTACATGTTCTTCAGAATATATACTATAGCCGCACTGTACGGCTGTAAAGTCTGATTGTTGAGTTATATTAAACTGTACTCTTACAGGCTCTGATATATTTAAGTTAAAAGTAAACGCAGTATCAAAGCCTTCTTCTAAAGTAAATTGACCTATAAAATTATTGCCCTGATAAACCATTAAGTATGAGCCAGCCCAACCGTTGCCTGCTAAATCTGTTAACTCTAACGTGTGAGTACAACTATCTACAAACTCATCAATGTTTGCCATAGGATCATAATTGAAAGCTAGTGAGTCTGTACAACCAAATAGCTTTGGTGTAAAACACATACCTGTGTCTACTGTTGCTTCTGGCAAAAACTCTAAAAAGTCGTCTTGCATACATCCATACACGGGTGGAGGTGGCGCACAATCTTCTAATGTAAACCCATGAAAAGCAGCATAACCAAAATCTGCAGAGTCTGGTTGTACTAAAGTATCACCGCAATGAACTACATAATATGACCCATCTTGACCACCCCATAAACTACCAGCCATACCATCTCCGTACTGATCAGCTATGTTAAATAAATAATCACCGTTAGGTATGCATACTTGAATTACTTGCGGTTGATAATCTACTATATCAACATAAGGCCCACCAGTAGCAATAGTGTCTTCTAGCGGTGTAATAATAGCCCAAGAAGTTTCTTCTGGATATTGATCAGGATTAATAATTATATTTACGTAAGTACCGTTTGGACATTGCGCAAACGCTATATTAACACATAATAATAATGTAATTAAATATTTCATATTGTTAGCCTATTAATTCTCTGTTATTCATAATATTAAAAAGCTCTGTTACTTGACTAGAAGACAGCTCTTTCTCGTATGATCCCCACTCAAATAACTTTGCACCCATTTGCCTTTGAGGACTGCCAGAGTGATGACCTATAATTTTTATATCAAAAGCTTTATCTCCACTTAAGCTGCTTGAAGAGGCTTCATTTATTGAATCTGAATTTGTATCGTTTCCTCCAAAATAAGCTTTAACTGTACCGCCATCAGTGTCTGAACAAGTTATTACTACTAAACTCTTAGTGTCGTGCAGTGGATCAGGATTAGTAGCTACGCTAATAGAGCTACTTGAAGATCCAGACGCAGCGCCAGAAAGCACCATTTGAAAAAAAGTATTACTTAAAGTACTTGTATTATCAAAAAAGTTTATAGTACTATCAGTAGATGATAAAGTACCACCAGCAGTAAACCCATGAAATATAAGTGTACCTGAAGTAAAGTCCTCTAGCTCTACAAGAAAATACAAAGAAAAAGCTCCTGTAAAAGATTGAAGGGAACTAAATTCTAGTCTATTAGAGTTAGCGCTAGTTTCTGCAACAGTAAAATTTATACCGCCTGTAGTAGAGTCATATAATGGTTGGCGATTAACAGTTGTTTGTACTAAATTGGCTGTACCTATTTGATCTTCCCAGTTAGTAACACGATCACTAGAAGTAGTTATACCAGTTTCATGTTGAAAAAAATGTTTCATGTCACCTAGAGAGTCAGGTAAAACTACTCCGCTTGGTGTTACTGTTTGTGATAAACTTTGGCCTAATCCTAAACCCATAATATTAAAATTTACTTATAATTAATTCATCAATATATTCTTGTATCTCTTCACGGGTAGCAACCATTTTAAAACTTAAGTCTGCTTGAAACCGTTTGACTTCTTCACCATCATCGAAAACAATGATAGTAGGTACAATAGCAATAGCATATTTTTTTTGTATTTTTGTGTCGTCTATACTTAAACTTTTTTTGCCAGCGTCTGATAATTTATCAAACCACTCAACGTCATTAGCTTCGTTCCAGCCAGCATTAAAGTGTATTACTTTTACTTGACTAAAAGCTGTTGATACTGTAAACACTAATAACATGATTAGTATGTACAAGTAGTTTGCTATACACACTTTTTTCATCTTCTGTCTAATTTATCTTCTATACGTCTAACGCTTTCTTTAAGTTCTTTAACATCTTCTTGTGTTGTCATGATAGTGTTACGTATCATTTCATCTTTCATTTGAAACTCCATGCGTGTAACTTCTGGAGCTGGTGGCTCTGGAAGTTCTTTTGCGTCAGCAATATCTGCTTGAAGCGTAAACCACATACCAGTCATTGTTACTAGTACGATACCTAATGATATTATTGTTTCTAAACTTAATTTTACTTTTGTATCTTTACCTATTTCAGTTGCCATTTTTTAGAATATAATGTAGTTTATACCTGCTTTAAAATCGTACCATTCACGATTCCAGTATTTATTGTACTTACCTTCAGCAAACACTCCTAAGTTTCTATTTAGTTTATAACCAAATATCAAACCACCTGAGTAGTCGTACCATTGTTCGCCGTTATTAAAGTTATGGTATGAAAATCTACCACCATCATCATAGTGATAAGGCATAAAGTTGCCCCAGCTGTGCAGCCAAAAGCTTTTGGTATAATGGTAAAAGTCAAAACCAATAACAACACTATTTTGCCATTGATTATCTAACTCATTACGTTTTTTATCTACATAGTTTTCTAAAACTGTAGGTATTACTACTTGATTCCAAACATCAGAGCTTGTAGCTACTATACTACCGTTTGGATCTTTGTATTCATTATTGTATACATCTATGCTATAACCTTCTTGTATTGCTAGCTGTGTGTAATGTATATCGCCTGTAGCCATAGTCCACTCTTCTAATGGATCATAACCGTATGGCTCTGCTAGTCTAGTAACGCCACCAAAGTTAAACGATAACTTTTTTTTACCGTTTAATCTAAATCTTTGCGTGGCTTCATAATATTCTATGTCTGCAAAACCATCTTTAATATATTCTACTTTTGTAAACCAAACAGGCCTAACATATCTTAACATGTGTGTTTGATCAAAGTATTCTACGCCTTCTTGTCTTTTGTAATCTACTTCAAATAAATACTCAAAAGGTGATCTACCAATATTAGCCGCATCTGAAAATGATGTTTCTGTACCATCTTTAAAAGGTGTAGATCCTTCGTAGCCAAATCTTTGTATTTTGCGTATACCCATAGTTAATGAGTAATCGTAAGGCGTTAATATAGTATCATATAATAGCGTGCTATTGTTAATAGAATATATTTCTCTATCAGACAATGATGTACCGCCATTAGTAGCTACATAAAACGTAGAAAACTTAAATGCTTTTTTAATTTGCGAGCAACACTCTTTAGGTGCTGCGCAAGAAATTATAAATATTAATATTAAAATTATATACTTCATAAGTAAATTATTACATGTTTAATCGTGAGCGTAACATCTTGTTTTAGGCTTGTTTACCATGTTTTTACATCTAGAACTATCACGCTTAATAAAGCTGCATTGATTTTTGTTTTGTTTTTTCTCTTTTTTCTTTTGCTCTTTTAGCTCATCTTTAGCTTCTTGCTGTGCTTGACGTTTTAAATCTAAGTATCTTACGTATTGATTTTCTTTACCTTTGTTTACAACTACACGCTCACCAACTTGTAAATCCCAAGCACTCCAACCTAGCGTTAAAAATGCTCTTTGCATTGCTGTGTTTTCTTGATTTAAAGCTTCTCTAATGTTGTCCGTTTTTCTAAATAACCTATCAAGCGGAACATTAGTAGCAGCTGTTGTAACTTTTGCTGTAGCATCCCAAATAGGATTATTATAATCGAACGTGTCCATGCTACCCATTATCTCTCTATTAAATTTATAAGCATTTAATGCACTATAAACTTTTCTAGCTTTTGATCCCATAGGCGGCGAAACTTGCACAGCTTCAACTACTACTTGACCATAATCAGCCCTAGACTTTCTTTCAGACTCAGAAATAAATCTCATTATAGTGTTTTTAATAGTTGCAACTGCAGCGCCTGCTACACCAGAGCCTCTTAGTATTGTATCAAGCATACTATTTGCTATTCTTGTAGCTCTTTGGTCTAGCGCGTCGTCTTCTTCGTCGTCAAAGCTTAAAGCAAATATAGCTGATTGCAAGGCAGAGAATATAACATTTTGTATAGCGCCGTAATATAATATTCTTGACACGTTACTTCTCCAGTCTCCACGATTATTAATTAAATCTCTACTAGCTTTTTTAATTAAACGATTATATTGCATAGGTGTATTAGCGAAAGCTAATATAAGACGACCTAATGGACTAGCTTGCTGTTGTGATATACGATCAGGTCTAGCCGACTGCTGAGTTTCTTGAGCTATTTCTTGAAAATCTAAAAAAGCTTTTTCTTCTGCAGCTTTTTTATTCATACCTTGCTTCGTATATGTTTCAACTCTATTTCTATAAAACGTAGATCCACCAGAAGCAATAGCAAAACTATCAGCTATTTGTGTAGGTAAAAAACCTTTTTTAAGCAAATACGCAAGCGCAGCTTTAGCTTTGTTCTGAGCGCCTGCTACAGCATTAGCAAGTTCAGCTTCATTTACATTTATTTGTAAACCTGCTCGTCTAGCTTTTAAAAAGTCGGAGTTAAATAACGTTGAAAAGTCTGACCAATATTGTTTTTGATTAGCAAAAGCTTTACCAGCTTTAAATATATTGTTATCGTCAAAGTTTATAAAGTTAACTGTAGACAAAGTTTGTAGTACAGCTGATCTTGCGTTAAAGAACATTATAGCGCCAACAGATCCGTTAACCCAGTTTGTCCAAGCTTGGCCATAAGTTCTACCTGAAGATCTATTTGTACCGTTTTCCATACGATATAATGAATCTTCTAAAGCGCTTCTAAATCTAGAGCCATATATAGCTTCTATTTTATTCATATTTTCAGTAGAAAATATAATATTTTTATTTTCTATAAACTCTGCTAAATATTGTTTTCTACCTATTTTGTTTACAATGTTTTCTAAGTCAGAAGCTATACTTTCTACACTCCAGTTTTCACTTGGCTCTATCCAACCTTTATCTCTTTTTGATACAATGCTTAAAGCATCTGCAAATGTTTTTAAGTCTTGATCTGTGTTAACAACGTTTTTTAAATAATTTAAATCTCTTTTAGATATACCTGGAACTTCAAAGCCTGCTTTATCAAATAAATAAACTCTTATAGCATTATCAAAAGTAAAACCAGTATCTTTTTCTATTAACTTACCTAATCTTTTTTTAACGTTAGGTATTTCTTTTCTAAGTAGTTTATAATCGTCTAATATACTCATACGAGCTTCACTCATTTCACGATCAGCTCTACCAAACGGATCTAGTAAAGCTTTTTTCATAAACTCCATATCAGCATCACCTTGTTTGCCTTTGCCGTAAAAGTCATATAATAAGCCCGCAAAGTCTTCAGCTGACGGTGGTACAAAAAATCTATATCTACCTATGTTTTTACCACGCTTTTGACCAACAACTCTTGAAAATATTTTTTCAGCTGCAACACCTTTTGTTCGCTCGATCATTTTGTTAAACTCAGAGCTCATGTCTTTGCTAAAGTTTATTCTTGCTTGTACGGATTTACCTTTAACATCTAGCTGATCAAATACATGTTTAACAGCTTCTACATTAGGTAAAGCATCGTCTACAAAGTACATATCATTATATCCCTCTTGATATTTTTCTAAAAACCAAGCTGCTTTAGCATCGCCTTCGCTTTTACCAAGTCCAGTTATATTTTTTAAAGGTATATTAATACCTTGGCTTTTTAACCACTTGTGTATAGGTTCAGCAGCTTCTTGCATACGAGCTGTTAAAACAAACACATTACTAGGACCATACTTTTTTATTTGGTTTTTCATCTTCTGAAGTAGTGGCCCTTCTTTACCTCCTCTTACGTTTGCAAAATCAGAAAAGTCAAATTCATAACCATCAGCCGCTAACTTAGGTCCATCAATAGGCCATTTGTCAGAAGGTATTTTAACTGTTTCGCCATCTTTAGTTGCTGTAACAAAGTTTTCACCGTCTATAATTAACGTTTCGTCAAAGTCAAAAGTAGACATACCTTTTGAGTCTTTGCTATAAGCTAGCACAGGTCTAACGCTAGATATGTTTTGACTAATGCTAGAGTTTTGTTTTATTTCAGCATTTGGCTTAATTTTGTTTCTAGTTTGTAAAAAAGTATCTAAGTTGTTTTTAGCTTGAGAAGCTGTAATATCTCCATTTAAAAACTGATACAAAAGATTTTGTTGAGTGCTAATAGTTGATGCATCGCTATGCAAGCTAACGTCAACGCCTAAACCAAACTCTTCTGCTATAGTTTCACCTCTAGCATTTATTAAGTAGTTAGGATTTATTCCACCATCGTTAGCGTTTACTAATGGATTAAAATATCTTATCCACTTAGATTTTAATCCTAACAATATATCAAGATGATATTCTAGCGGCGGTGCTTGAACAAAATTAAACTTAACGCCATTAATTTCACCTTTAAGCTTTTTATCGTAAGATAAAGGCAAAGATCCTTGAGCATAGTTTTCAAAAGCGCCATCAATATACAACTCTAAGTTGCCTTGCAAAGCTCTATTAAATAAAAATTTAGCAAAGTCGCTAGCTGGTAAAGTGTGTTCTTCTACGTTTTTTTCATTAAGAGTATTAGTAAATTCTAATGTTGATATAACTCTAGCAAAATGACCCATGTTCTGAGAAGTAGAAGCAAACATAGTAGCAAAATAAGGTATAGTCTCAGGTTGAGCTTGCATTATCTCTTGTATTTTAAGCCATACCTTTTTAGCGCCTATTATTGATGATTCGTGATACTCAGAGTCTTTTAGTTTTTCCGCAACCGTTTTACCAGTTGATTTGCCGTATTTACCTACCGATGAAACAGCTGCAGTTATATCTGGATCAGAAGGGGCAAACTTAGCTCCTTCAACAGAGCTTAATAAATCTTGTTTACTTGTAAAAGCAAAGTTTCTTTTTCTACCATTAGCTCCAGCTCCAGCAAAAGTTCCTACAGTTAACATTTCTATTGGAAAGTTAGGTGCTATGGTATTTTTTACAAAGTCTCTATAATTTTGAAGATCTGCGTCGTTATTAACTATGTCTATAGGTTGAACATCTTGAGTAGCGGCAGCAACAACGCTTTTCCAAGCTTTGTTTTCTTGTCGAAGCATTTTGTTTAAGTCTGTATCTTCTTTAGAAAACATATAGTTTGCCATACCGTCAGATATGCTAGTTAGCTCTGGATTTTGTCTTCTTATTTCTTGATTAGTTATAACTTTACCAAGTAAATCTGCAAGTGCTATAACTCTAGCCGATGTATTTCTATTACGTGTTGGCTTACCGTCTATAATATCTATAAGCTCTAATAACTCTGAGTCTTTAATGTTTGTTCTTTTGACCTGAGTGCGCAAACCTGCTTTAGTTTTAGCTCTAGAGTCTCTTTTATTATAAAGTGTCTCTAATACAGTCTTAGGCACTCCTGTTGCTTTACCTGATGAATCAAAGCCTTGCGGTAAAGCTTGTATTACTAAAGCGGCATTAGCTTTAAACCATCTTTGCGCTGAAGCTACTTCTGCGGCTGTAAGATTTGCTTTGCTCTTAATTTTATCAGGTGATATACCTAACAATTTACCAATAGTATTTCTAGCGGCATTTGGCACGCTCTTAAAATTAGACAATGTAGAAAACTTAGTTTCTTGTTCGTTTACCTCTGTAGTAACTTCATTTTGTATGTTTAACCTATCAGCTAATACTATATCTTTAGTTTTTCTTTCTGGCTGTTGCTCTACAGTTTCTTCAGCCGCAACACCTCTAGCCTCTGTTACATCATCTGTAAACTCTTCGCCTAACACTCTACGTGAAGCCTCAATAGCTCTAGCAGGTAAAAACTTATTTATGTAAGCAGCTAATGGTACGCCTGACTCAGGATTATATTTTTGTATAAGATCAAATATACCTCTTTCACCAGTGTTTATTTCATCAGTTAATAATTGTCTATCAAAGTTAGGCGCTTCAGATCTTCTCTGCACAAGTCTATTTACTATAGGTGCAAACTGATCTATAATACTCATAGCACCACCTACACCTTGATCTTGGTATATTTGTTGTACTCTATCAGAGGCTTCTTTTGAAAACTGTTGAACATCACCTGGTTTTATATCAGTAGGTAGTATGTCACCTTTAATTCCTTTAGCAGCTGATTTAATTAAATCTTTGTTTATATTGCCTGACTCTACAGACTCTACATAGTCTCTAAAAAAGTTAAATACATCTTGATTAGTGTTAAACTTATATTCTAAACCAGTTGTATTTTTAGTAAATCGCTTGACAACATCTTTTAATCTACTAAATAAGTTATCGTTAAATTTAATATCACCATTTTGAACTGCTTCAGCTGCTAGTGTAAATACTTCTTCGCTTTTACCTTCAGCTTCTGTATATTGATCTAATCTTCTTTTAAAATCAGTACCTTCTATAGCTATATTGTTTTCATCAAAGCTTTCTAATAAAGCATCACCAAATGCTTTTCTTGCGGCTTGATTACCTTGCAAAGTAGCAAAAAGCAAAGCATGTCCAAACTCATGTGTAAGTGTAGTCATAACGCCGTCTCTTAGCTCAGACTCTTGATTTATAAATATTTCTAAACCACCTTTACCGTCTTGTCTTATAGCACCATATCTAGTAGACTCACCTTTTAATATTTCTTCTCTTTTTCTAAACTGTTCGCTTTGAGATCGTTTTTCTTTTCTTGCTTCTGCTATTTCTTCTTGTGTAGAACTAGGATCGTTTATTATTTCGTCCATAGCTTGAATAGCACCTATATCAAACGAAGCTTGTTCATCGTCTCTTCTCCAGTTAACAAAGTCATTAGAATTACCTTTACGTATATCTACATTAACGCCTTGTTGTTTTAAAGCTTCGGCTTGCAGCGACACATTTTCAAATAACTTTTCTCTACGAGAGTTTTGAGCGCTTTCTATTAAGTTAAAGTTATCTTGATTACGTTTATTTATTTTATCTAAAATTAACTCTTTGTCTTTATCAGTTTTAGCTCTTCTTAGTTTATTTTTTTGCTTGTGAATAGCATCTAAGTTTTGAGCATAAGTTTTAAGTTGAGAATTACTTAAAGAGTTAAAAGTTCTATATAAGCTTTTTTTATTAGCTACTTGCGCGTTGTTAAGATCTTTTATTTCCTCTTGTATTCCAGCTTTTTCAGACTCTTTAGCTGTTTCTAACTGTTTTACTTTAGCATCAATTTGCGTGGCTATATCAAATTGTATATTTTTAAACTGTTGTGGCGCTAAATAATTATATACTTGTTCTACTTCTTTTGGTTTTGTAGCAACACTAGTTACTGATGCAGCAGGACCACCTAGCAAAGCACCTATACCAGCATCATGTATAACATTTGTAAAAAACTCTTTACCACCTATCTCGTCGTCAAATATAAACATATCTCCAAGCTGCTGCAAAGTTTTATTCGCTCCTTCTGTAGCACCTTCTGTTACAAAACCACCACCAAACTTTGAAATAGCGTTAGTAGTATAACTTCTAATATAGTCTGTAACAGCTTTTTCGCTAGCACCTACTCTTCTTAATCCTACTACATCTCTAAATAATCTAGCTCCCAAATATTCTGTACCCCACTCAAACAAACCATCTGTACTACTAGTTAAATATAACTCTCCAATAGTAGCGTCTGGTCTTTCTTTTAAGTTTTGTTCAAAACTACTACCAGCTGCAGAAGTACCTAAAGCTATACTACCATACATTGGAAAACCAATTGCTAAAGCCAAAGAAGGTATGTTAGATAAAGCTTGCTCAGAAGCTACTTTAGCAGCGTTAGGATAATCACCTTTTTTTATAAGATCAATATACGTCATGGTGTTGCCGTCTTCATCTCTAACGTTAGTCATGTGACTTCTTAGTTTAGCTGAAGTGTATTTTAGCTGTTCTGTAGGTATATCTGGATATGTTCTTTGTACAATCTCTAGTGGTAAACCTGTTGATTGAGCTATTAAAGGTTTTAAGCCATAATTGTTTACAAAATCAACCATACCAGCGGTTAAATCTAGTGTTACTGCTTTTACACCAGACAAATAAGGAATTAAAGCTTTAGGAATGTTTGAGTTTGCTGATAGTTTAATTTTTTCGGCTTCTGCTATAGCGTCTTGAAGATCATAACCTGTTTTTTTATAAATCTCTTTACGCTCGTTTAAATCTAGTTGTCTAGCTTCAAGATCTTTGCCAGCTTCAGCTGCTTTAAAAAAATTATCTCTAAGCGTATAATATTCGTCTAAAGTTTCTTGAGGAAAGTTTGCAGGAAGTTTTTTATTTTCATCTAATTGCAAAGCTATGTTTTGATTATAAAAACCATCAACAACATCTTTAGCATTATTTAATTTTTCAGTGTATTCTTCTATTGTTTTGCTTAGCTCTCTTTGTTGAACTTCTAAAGGCACTATATCAACTTCAGGTAAAGTTACGCCTTTTATAGTATCGTCTTCTACTCTTGCTCCGGGCACAACGTCAAAACCTGAAGCTTGAACTTCTGCTATAGTTTCAGGATTATTTGTGTAAGTAGGAAACTCCGATAAAGATTTTGCCGAACTGGATGCCGTACTTTCTGGCTCCGCAGGGGCATCCACTTTCTGGGGAGCTTGTTCTTTTTTTGTTTCGACGTAGTTTGTAATAAAGCCTTTTATTTCATCATCAGACTTTCCAGCATCGATTAGTTTTTGAATTTCTAATTCTAACTCTTCGTTCATAAAATTTTATTTTAAGTAGTAGGATTTTGTATTTCGTTTGCAAATTTTAAATAGTCTGCTAGTGTTTTTTTAGCTGCAGGCTGAGTACTTCGATCTAACAAGGCTGGAACTTTACCTGATTGTTTTTTATCAAACTTTTTAAGTTGACTTCTAAACTCTTTTGGTATACCTTTACCCATTGTAAGCAGATCTTTTTCTTCTATTATATTTGGTTTTTGATTTGCTAAAGTAACAGGATTACCTTTCTCATATATTAAATATCTACCATCAGATTGTCTTTTAGCAGTTCGAGTAGTTCCAGGTATATTTATTTGTGCGCCTTCAGTGTTGTAAGACTCTATAAAAGCATTTATTTCGTTCATAAAAGAATAACTTGGCTTAGTTCCGCCTTTTCCTACGTTTGGTTTTTTATCATTAGCAGCCATAGCTAGTATAGCGTTGTTGTCTATAAAATCTTTAAAATACCCTAAAAAAGCATCTGTTAAATCTTCGCCTTTCAAAACATCAAGCATTTCATCTCTCTGAGCTGGCGTTACAAATGTTAATTTTTCGTCTGCTAGTAATTTATCTAGCCATATTGTAGCGTAAGCTGACTCAGCACCTTCTGTTTTATCTGCTGTAAAACCACCAAATATAATAGGTCTTAGTTTTTCAGGATCTGACTTAGCTAAATTCAACATGCCGCTAATAATCTCTCTCCTTGAGTCTTCGTTCCATTTGCCTGTAGCAGCAAGCTTTCTAGCATCGTTAACAAACTCTGCCATTTGAGCTTCAAACTCTAAATCTACTTTGTTTACGGCTTTTAAATCTTCAATTTTAATAAGTTTGTCAACGTCTTTGTAATATCCTCCTAGTTGTTTTTCACCATTAATTACAGGATTCCAAACTATATTATTTTTAAAACTACCGTCCATTAATTCAGCATGTACTCTTGATTCTAATAAAGTTGGATTTGGATCTGGATTTTTTTCAGCTTCTATAGCTTTAGAATAAAGATCGTTAATTAAATCTTTATCTTTTTTATAAACTTTAAATCTATTTTTTATAGCAGAAAGCTCATTAGTTTCAGCTAATTTTTTCTTTTTGTTTACAAAAGGATTTTGAGATCTTTTAATTAGTCTGTAAGCTTCTTCATTGTCTTTTTCTATTTCTTCAGTTAATGTAGCATTAACTTCTGGACTATTTGCAATGTCAAGCTTTAATGGCTTTTTAGATAAATTTTTTGTGTAATTTTGTAAATCTTTTATCTCGTTAGATACAGGTTGATTTGACTCTTTCAAGTATTTATTATAAGCAGCCTCAGTATTTTCTAATGCTTGAGAAGCAACTTCAGATAAATCTGTTACAGCTTTATTAATATACTTTACAAACTCAGTACTTCTAGCAGTGTTGTACTTAGTTTGAGATTCGCTTAACCTTGTTAATGATTTTTGTAAAAAATTTAATGACATGTTTATTATTTAATTAATTCGTAGAGTCAGGATCTAGAAGGTTTGGCACGCCGTCACCATCAGAATCATTAGGATCACTACTACCACCGCCAGTACCACTAAAAGCATCAATAATAGTTGGCGCAGCGCTTATGATATTGTTAAACAAATTAGTGTTTTCTTGTTGTTGTGCTTGAGCTGTTTCAGTTGCAGAAGCTAATTGTTGAGCTTGAAAGCCTAAAGCTAAAGACTCTCTGTCAGCTTGCATTCGTTGCACATCCATTGCGCCTTGAGCTTGAAGTTGTTGTATATTCATGCCAGCTTGAGCTTGCGCTTTATCAAGTTCTAATTGTGCTCTACCTATATTCATTTCAGCTTGTCTGGCTTGTTCAGCACCTTGAGCTTTTAATCTTTCATTTTGAGCTTCTTGAGCACCAATATCTGCGGCTATTTGTTGTCTAACTTGAGCATTTTGTCTAGCTAAAAGTCCAGCAATACTAGCAATACCACCAGCACCGCCCGCGCCAGCTCTAGCACTTTGCAATATAGCTGCTTGAGACTCTTCAGCCATTTGTCTTTGATAATCTGCAGATTTTAAATTTACTGTTAAATCTTCAAACTTATTTTCTGTAGATATTTTAGATAAAGGATTTTCAAGTCCAGCAAACGTATTAGTCATGCCAGCAAAAGGATTTGTTAGTTCAGCGCTTGTAAAAGCGTCTAGCTGACTTTGAAACTCACTTTGTTGGTCAGTTAAATTATCGTCAATTTTATCGTTTGCTCTACCAGTTAAAAAACCACCAAGACCACCAATAATAGCTCCACCTATAGCTCCACCAGTACCTAACTTAGAACCTTGCGACGCTCCACTAACGGCGCCGCTAAATATATCTGTAAACGTATTTTTTAAAGGACTTTTTGATTCTTGGTAACTCATTTTATTCTTTTATTATATTATTATTACATCTATTTGCTACTTTCAACAGCGTTTAGCGCTGCAGCAAATAACTCAGATTTATTTTCAAAATCATTATTTCTCCAAACACATCTTGCATAGTAGCCTTTAACTCCAGAGTGTTCAACAGGATTTTGTGTTAATACAAGCAATATTGAGCTTATATCAACGTTATAATCATCTACAATAGGGCCTAATGCTTCAAATAGCTCAGGTGTAGATACATTTGTTGTTATTGACGTAGAATCAAAACTTACCACGCTTCCAAGATTTACAAATTGACCTACAGTTTCTGATGGAGGAATAACAGTTGGATTATCACCTACGGTAGTACGCATTACGCGCACGTTAACACCTTCTTGAATAACAGCCATGTTTATAATTCCTAAATCAAATGATATTGTAAAACCTAGGCTACCATCACTATTTTCTACAATGCTTGTTGGTATACCTAAAGGAGCTATATATTTTTGAAAATCTTCACTGTCTGTAGATAAAGTATCACCTTGTTTATCGTCTATATTTACATGCATTAAATTATTATGCCATTTGTTTTCTTTATTCTTAAAGTTTATTGACATACCCTGCTCAAGATCTGTTGTAATTCTACTTATCCACCATCCATCTTTGTTTAAATTAGTAGATAACACGCCGTCGTTATTGTTAGATATAATTCTAGCTTGAGTACCTTCATAGTTAGTATAAGTAAAGTCTTTTACAGTGCCAGGCATTTCGTTATAAACTAAAGCAATTCTTGGCTCTTGACTACTAGGCTCTGATTGAAAATAACCTTCATAAAAGCCGTATTTAGCTACTACGTTGTCATGATGATAATGCTCGCTGCTAATACTAAAATATTGATTTTTTAAACTATATCCTTGAGCATCTTTATAGTATGTTCTAAAAGAAGTCCAAGCGTTTAAGCTTTCGTCCCAAGCAATAGTCAAATAGCCAAAAATTTCATCTTCTATATCTGTAAGATCAAAGTTTCTACAAGATAAAAGATATTCGTTTTTATCAATATCATAACTTCCAAATATATAACTATTTTGATCTCTAGCGTCTGATAGTTGGTTTTTAAAATAAGAGTCCATACCTTGATCAGATATTATAGTCATACCATCTTTTGATAATCTTATAACAACACCACGTTTGGCATCGGTAAAGTAAGATCTAAAACCATATTGAGCAAAAGACTCAGGATTATTTGATATACCATATTCACCGTCAAAAGCAACAGATTGACCTAAAACTTTATCAGTAGCTAATAAATCAGGATTACCATCAGCTTTAAATATTGCATCTTTTTGAGAAAGAACTTTTAAAACTTTATCTTCACAAAGAACTATTAAATCATTTGCTCTAGAGTATAGTTTTTGTATAAATCCGTGATCTGGATTAAATCTTTTAGTTATACCTAATGCTTCTATAAACTGATTAGTCTCGTTAAATCCACTATAAGAATTATATATACCTGAAAATATTAAACCTTCACCAACCTTAATTTCAGCATAATCTTCATATATACTAGATGCCTTAACACCTTTTTGTATTCTAGCTCCATTAAAAGAGTTTTTAACAGTAGATATTTCTATACCGTTTCCAAAGCAGAAACAATTATAATAAGGTAAAGCTATAGGTGTAACTACATCGTTTACTAAACTAAAGTTTGATAAATGCGTGTGTCTTTTTACAAGAATAGTATCACTATTAACAACGCTTTCTGCTACGGTAACGTATACGTGCTCTCCAACATTTAATCTTCCGCCTCTATGCTCTTGTATTTTTAAGACTAGTTGATCTGGATTAGCAGGAACAGTTATGGTTACAGGTTGACTTAAAGTTATTGTAGTATACAAAGCATCATTAATATTATGTCTACCAACATTAGTTGATACAGATGTTACTGTAATTGGAGTAAGATCAATATCGTCAAGAATACTAACCCCACCATCGCCATCATTATCACTTGTATATAGTAGAGGAAAAGTAGTATCACCTACTTGAACAACGCTATTTAAACCTAAAGCGCCGCCTGGGCCTGGTATTAAAGCAGTATAATAATAAGCTTCTACCATACGACCAACTTTAATAAACTGTTCGTCAGTTTCATCGTCTAATACTATAGGATATGCTTGAGAAGCTTCATAATATAAGTCTGTATCATAATTAGGTTTTGGCAATGTTTCAAATACACCTTGTGTTTTAGCTGTGTTCGGGCCAGGTAACGGGCCTACGTCATTGTTCACTACTAATGGTCTATCAGTTTTTACATAAACAAAAAACTTACCTTCAAAAACGTTTGGATCATCGTCTAAAGCATCAATTAAAGCTTCAGGCACTTCATTTCTTATTCTTTGAACTTCATATTCAAGATTAAGATTGTCTGACTCATAGTTGTTTGTTACATTAGACAAATCAGGATCTGGTTGTCCAGATTTTCTATGAGCTCTTTTTTGTATTAGTATATCGCCTTCTTGAACTTTGTTTCTATGATCAGAACTAAATATTAAAACACTATTAGTTTTTTCTGTTAAGCTACTTGCTTGAGCTTCAACAGAAGCGTCATCTTCACCGTCAACATTTATAAAATGTCTAATTTCTTCTAATGGTAAAACATTATAATCTAAAGAAGTATCTTTAACAAAAAATTTATATGACTTAGCCCAAGTTGGATGTGGGTTTTTAACTATTACAGATATTCTTTGTGTTTTTTTAGAGTCTTCTGGACTTACTTTTATAATAGCTTGTCTATTAGTTAAAACAGGTGTTTCTCTACCAAACTCATCTCTATAAACAATACCAACTTGATAAGATCTATAAGATTTAATAGACTCCTGTGGTACGCCAAAGTTAGGGTTTGTTCCAGCGAAAGCTTCTTCAAAAACTTCAATAGCTCCATCGTCTGAGCTAGCACCTATAATTATTGGGTTACCATCAGGTCCAAGTATTTCATTTATTTCTTGATTAACATAGGTGTAAAGTCCTACTTCAAGATTAACTTTTATATCAGAAGAAGATATAATTTCGTTATTAAAATCAAGTACTGTTTCTACTAAGTTGTAGTCTTTTAAGTAATTACCATAAACAACTCTATTAGCAGTAACTTCTTGTGCTTTAGCTGATTTTGGCACAGAGTCAAAAGGTCTTAATATTTGATTAGGATCTATTGTTAAACCTAAAGTATTAGCATTAAAAGGATGTAAGCCTGTATAAGATCCGTTTGCTGGTAAATTATATTCACCATCTCTAAAATCATATTTTTTTACAGCATATATATTATTTGCTTCTTCACTTTTAACTACCAACTCTACAGCTTTTACATCATGTGGTAAATTTTTTGGTGTCCAGTCTATTAATCTTAAATCTTTTATTTCATTAATTAAAGATATGTAATAGTTTGGCCAATCTATTTTTTGATTTAAAGTTCTCCAAATAACTGTAGTAAAAGGCGCAAAGCCAGAGTATTCGTTGTCTTCGTATTGATACCTGTAAGAAAATCTTAACATAGCTTCTCGTAAAGACTTTTCATCAGCTAATCTGCCTGCGCTGCTACCTTCATATTGAGAAGCTAAACTAACAGACCAAACTTGAGGAAGAGGTGGACCATAAAATTTTGGATTACCTTGAGAGTCAACTAGCAAACCATCGCGGCCCCAATTTTGATTAGTAGTCCAATAAGGTGATCTTCTGCCTTTGTAATCTTTAGGTAACATTGCTGCGTTTTTAGTACTGTCACCTTCTCCAATAATAATAGGGCCTTCATCGCCTGGTCTTACATACTTATTGCTTAAATCAACTCTTAACGATGGATCTAAAGGATCTTTAGCGTTGTTTTCATCTATTTGAATAGTAATAATATATTGGCTAATAAAATGCTCTGTAGAGAAAAAACTTGGCGGTAAGTCTACTACTGTACCGTCATCTAATACTATTTCTTCTCCACCAGGATCAGTGCCATCAATTATAGTTTGATCAACTAACCCATCATTTAAAAATATAAATTTATCTTTTAAATCAGTATAAACATTACCAAGGTTATCAGTGAAACCTACATTGTTAGGAACACCATTTATAACTGCACCAGCTCCTGCTGGGCCTTCAGGCCGCATGTTTACATGCTCTATTTTTGTTATTGTAGCTTTTACTAAATCAGCAAACCCGTCGTGTCTTCTGCCTGCAAACCGTGTACTATTTAAAAAATTAGCTCCTAGTGGATTTGCAGGGCTATTGAAACTAAGCTCTTGAGTATCTCCAAAGTCTTGCCCACCTTGATTGTCTATTGTCCAAAGATCTTCATCTACAAAACCTCCTGTTTCTTCTAAAACCGAAGCAGGTGTGAAAAAGCTATTGTCGTCTTCATCTGTATAATAAACATCAGTATATCTACCAACTGCGTTACTTCTTCTAGTATTACCTTGACCTTCTAATACAATTTTGTCACCAACACTAAATCCATGAGGTTGAACTACAAATCTTCCAGGCCCTGTAGGTCTATATAAATTATTTTCGTTTAAATCAATTCTACCATTATGCACAAAATCAGCCATTGGACCATCGTCAGGATCTCCACCTAAACCCCAATATTCGCTAATAGCAGCTAAATTTTGCGAAGGGCCTGATATATTAGCTTGTGAAAAAAGACCACCTAAATGATAAGCTTTAGCTATACCGTGCTGATTTGCATAAATAGGTGGGGCAACATCACCATCAAGAAGATACCCTCCAGGCATTTGATTTGTGTAGTGTATAACATCACCTTCTGATCCAGCGTTACCACCAAAAGAACTGCCAGGACTAAAAGATACTAGCACGTTTTCATTTACAGAGTTAGCACCTACACCTCTAGTACCACCTGCGCCTGAATAATTTTCCCAATAAAACGGCTCTAACGCTTGATTAAAGACACCATCATCTTCAGTAATTCCTGAAGCCATACGCATTGGACCAACTGGAATAATATGTCCATCAGTTGGATCATTAAAAAAACCAAAAAGTGGTCCAAGCTCTTGGTAAGAGTCCATACCAGCGTTTAAATAATTTTTAAACAATGGGTAAGGCGCTGATGGTTGTGAGTTTGCTTGTACATTTTCAGCTATAGCAGTTGGAAAAACTAAAGACTCTATAGTATATCCGCGTGGATCGTCTTGATTAAAAATGTTAGCTGGAACACCAAAAAATCCATTGCCAGCTCCCATTGGATCTAGCGCGCCAGTTCCTGGGGCAGCAGTACCGTAAATACTTCCTCTAGATGCTTTTACATAAGCGCCCCAAGATAAAGTGTCAGGAATATCAAGAGTCATGCTGTTTCTAAAGTCCATAGCTTGGTTGCCATTTACATCAGCATACGGAATAAAAGATCTGAAGTTATAATAAGTATCAGGGCCTAAGCCTACTAACGGCTCACCCAGTCCATCGTTAGTAATTAATCCACCGGCTTCGTTATAAAAACCAGCTTCGTTTAAAAATGCAACTGCAAACTGTAATGTTTTACCACTTGCGTGGTTTGGATGTATAGGAAAAGGATGCGTCATAACACCTTTAGTTGGACCAACTGTTTTAACGTCTGAGTCGCCAACCACAGCACCCACATCAGTTAACACTTTTAAATGCTCTTCTGGATTTGGTCTTATAACAGTACAGTGAGACTCTATAGTTCCACCTAGCCCTGTATTTATAGCATTGTTTGCTATAACAGCGTTATCGTGATACCCGTTAAACTGCCAACCAGGAACACCTTGAAAGCCTAAATTGTTATCAGAGTTTTCTCTTAATAATCTAGTATGAAAAAGTCTTCTATCTGTAAGCCAGTCTGGATATACCGACTGTTGATCAGATAAAGTACCTACTTTAGATCTATTTATTTGTATTTTTTTAGGTTCGTTTTTATTATCTGTAAAAAATATTAAACCATCAAATACATTTATACCTGTTATATATCTTGAGTAATCAAAATCTAATATTCTTTTAGATACAAAAGCAAAGAAAAAATTATCCTCATCAAGAGCTATGTCATCAGGAATAACTACATTATCTGCAAATCGATTAAAATCATCTTTTATGTATACTCTGTAGTTAACTCTATCAACATAGTCAACATAAAAAGCATCTATTAAAGTATTTATACCAGCACCTTCAGTTAAAGAATTAGAAACAGCAAAATCAGTGCCTACTATTGTGTCATACTGAAGAATACGCATGTCCTCTCTAATGTCTAAGTCACGCATATTCAAACCATCGTCAGGAAGTTGTATGTATGTTCCTAATTCATTCATGGGCTGGCCTATGAAAACAGCTGGAGTTCTTATTTCATAAACATCGTTAAAAACTAAATCCATGTCTCCATGGCCATTGTTTTCTTCTGATATTCGCTGCATAGCTCTATTAGGCTCATACTCGTATATAGCGTCAGCTCTAACAACAATGCCTCTAGCGCCAAAAGATTCTGGATCAAGATCTTCTATAGCATCAATACCACCGCTAAAAAATTGTCGAGTATCTTCTCTAAATTGATCTATATGAGTAAAAGGATCGTGTTCACCCGTCAAATTATCTGTTAAGTGATTCCATGTTCCAGGAATTGCAGTAATTAAAGCTTGATCTACAGTACCTCTATTAGGACCTGTTAACTCAATAAGATTACCATCTTCTCCAGCGGTAGGTTGAATTATTGTTACAGAGCTTCCGTCTAATTCAACGTTAACTCCTATGCTACTTAGAGCATTATAAAAGTTTGTTGCTTTTCCTTCTGCTGAAGCTGCTGAAGCTACATTTATAGTTACTAGCTCTCCTGCTTCATCAAAAATATGTCCATTAGGAAATGATATGTTAGTATAACTATAAGGAAAAAGCGGATTAGCTTGTGCTTCAGTTGTAAAAGCGCCATAAACAATAGTTATTTGACTAAAACCGCTAGATGTTGCGTTGTTTAACGTAAACCTCATTTGAGGACATCCACCAATTGTTCCTGCGTCCCAAGGTCCTGAGCCATCAATTTGATAATCTGGATTACCTATTGCGGCTTCCCACCAGTTGCTGCTAAGTTGACTACCAAAATCACTTGGACCTACTGGTCCTTCGTTTATCCAGCCAGGTTCGTTTGATTCAATATTTTCGTTATGTAATCCATATCTACGCGCAACTGCGTAATCATAAAGAGGGCTTATGCCTACGTAATTATTAAAATTAATTGTAAATCTTGCTCTTTCACCAAAGCCTTCACCTTCTAGTCTAAAGGCATTAACATAAGCTGAGTCTTTAACGAAATGATAAGCATAATCATTTGTTCTATCTACAGCTGTACCTACTACTCTAGGTTGAGTAAAACCTACTCTTCTAGGGCCAAAAGTGTTTAGCTCTCCATCTCCTTGATGTCTCCATCTATCTTGAGCAATAACTTTAGTATTTGCTCTAACAGTTTCTAACGAACCTTCGTTTCCTTCTGAAGAACTACTAACCCGTATGTTTATAGCTTCACGATATAAACCTTGACCTACTAGCCTCTCATCAAGGTCAAGATTCATTCCACCTTTAATAAAAGTTCTTTTTAATTCAGCCATATTTAGTGCTTAATAAACTTATTTTGATTTCTTAATACTTGAGCAAACTCTTCTATTTTAAAGTTAGATAATCTTAACTTAGCGTTTCTTTTAGCTGCTCTAGCTTCTTTTTTTAACATTGCTAATATATTACCTGGAATACCAGCTCTAACAGATGCTAAATTATATTGAACATACTTATATAAAGCTTCTTCAGCAAATTTATGTATAACCATTTCATATTCGTTTCCAAGCGAATCACTAATATATTCTAGTACCACTACTTGCCCTACTAAACTAGAGCCAAATCTTATTCTACCAGTTGTATGATCTATATAATAACTTCCGTTAATTTGAGCTCTTTCAGACTCTAATCCATATCTTCTACCATAAACATCCATTAAGTCATTGTCTACGTTTGGATCGTAAGATACTGTATCGCTATTAACATTTTGGCTTGTTTTATAATTAGTTAAAGCCGTAGACTCGTGTGTTACAAAAGTAACAACTTCATTAATATCACCACCAACAAATTTGTTAAGAAATATAAAAGGTGAAAGTGGGTTAATAATTTGAGATGGTGCTTTATTTACTCTAACTATACCAGTAGATCCAGTTTGTAATCTATTAAACATTGGATTAGACATGTCTCTATTAGCATCAAGCATTAATCCTTTTCTAACATCAGCTATAGAGCCTAATGTAAAGTTTTCTAATATATAAACAGGATTATCAGGTGAAGTTGCTCCAAAAGATCTAATATTACAAGTTATCACGTTAGTAGCTACTTGAGTCATTCTTTGCATGTCTACTTGACCATCAGGACCAAGACCATCATCTTGAAAATTATCTCCAGTGTCAAAGCTTGGTTGACCATATTCGTCTTGCACCATGCGAAAAGCATTACCTGTTTTTCTCTCTGGATATAAAGTTCTATATAAACCGCTACTATCTACTACAGCAACTCTAGAATAATTAACATAATCTTTAGGTAATATAAAAGATAAATTATTAGGTACTTCAAACTCTTGAGCTTTTATAGATCGTATAGTATCATAACTTAATTCTTGCAAGCCTCTTTGTGCAAAAAAAGAAACTTCTGTTCTATTTGCTTTTCTTATTATTTTATCTTCACCAACATAAGAAACCATAAACCCATTTAAAAAAGAGTGAAAGTCAGTATGTTGATATTGTCTAGCTAAATGAAAGCCAGAATTACCAGTGTCTAACGAAGCATCTTCGTAATATTTTCTATCAAATATAAAATCTTGTGCCATACTAACTGTTTCTTATTTGTGTTTTTTCTTGAATTTTAGCTCTACCTACTTGAGATATATCTGCTTGTTTTAATTTAACACCAGACAATTCAAGTATTTTGTTTACTAAACTAGAACTTTCAGATATATGTAGTTCAAAATTAATAGAATTATTAGGATTATATATGGGATAACTTGTTCTACCAAGATTATTTTCAGTATAACCCCATCTAGGAACACTAGGTTTTCTAATATATGAAATAATTAAAAGCTCAGGAGAAATATTAGCAGTATCTAAAATACCGTTATGAGTGAAGCCTCTAAACCTTGGACTTCTACCGTCGCCTGGTGGTATTTCATTTTCACTTCCATTATGTCCTGCAAAAGAACTTGGATCTAAAAAGTATCGTTGAGCACTAGAATAATTATCTGGATAACCATCTTTACCAAAAACTCTAATAAAATCTAGCTTTTTACCTTCAAAAGTATAAACAGGTCTTTTCATTGTTGGTCTTGTAAGCTTATTACCCATTATATTTATAAGCTCTTTTTTACTTACATATTCAGCTTCATTAACAGCGTAAGCTTTAGGGCCACTAATTTCACCGCGATCAACTGAATATTCATAGCCAAGCGGTGGTTGTAAAATACCGTTAATTCCAGTATCTTCGCCTGCTAAAAAAATTTCTTGATTAGATTGATTGTCAGTTGTATCTGCCACTAATACTGTTTGTAGTTTGTAAAAATCAGTAGGAGTATACATTTGATAAATTCTAAAATCATCTGGTCGAAAAGCTATTTCAGCACCGTATATTTCTTTTTCAAAAAACTCTATTTTTTCTTGAATAATATCATGTCTGTCTGAGTGCTCAGTGTCGTTAGGCCCTGTTCTACCATAACGCTCTGAGCTATAGAAGTAGCTGTCAAATATTTCCATTTGAGCTTGGTCAGCAAAGTTGTTAAACTCTTTAGGTGTTATATATCCTCTTTGCTCTTTATTAGCAATGTCTTGTACTTTTTGATATACTGTGTTAATGTTTACTGACATATTGTATTTTTTATAGTTAAGTAACCACCCCGAAGAGTGGTTACTCTTCTATAAATGATTACGCGTTTAAGCGCTTTTCTATGTTGGAGTATATCTCCATACCTTCATCTGTTTTAAACCAAGAGGCTAAAGCAGAATAAGGGTGTTCATCAAATGGCACGGTCATTAGTTTCCTATCATTTGATCCCCATAAAAAGTTTCGTTGATCACTTGATAATTTTAATATACCTAGCTCTGTAGCTTTAATACCAAAGTTTCTAAGTTGAACGTTATCATCAGTAGCTAATTCTAAGAACAGTTTAGCATTTTTACGTGCAAATAGTAGTAAATCTCTTTTTAGCTCTTTAGAGCTTAAACTATTAACCTTAGATCCGATCTCTGCTCTCATAATAGCTTCAGCTAAATCAATATCTATTGATCTTGCTAAATCTAAAGCTTCTATCTCCATTTCTAAAATGTCAAGTTGATTTTCAGCGATCTGCACAGGTTTATGTTCATAGTACAAATTTTGATGAGGGTGATATAAAGATAATAGTTTCTGTAAAACTGTTTTTTCTTTAGGAACATATAAGCTTCCGCTTGTAAAAACAATATGAGCTAATCTTTGATCGCCTTGCATTTCATCAACAAATACTGTTCTTTGGTTTTCACAATACTTAAGCTCTCTTTCATAACCTTTTTCTTCATCAAACCAATATATGTTTGAAGACTTTATAGATCTTGTTAAAGGCTTTTTGTTTCCTTTAAGATAATAAATTCTATCTTTTATTTCCCATTTTGGTTTTTTTGGCTCAGCTTTAATTTTAACTTCAACCATTTCATTTGTAGCTTTAATTTGTGGTTGTGCTACTTCAACTTCTGGTGCAGACTTTGCTGCAGTTTTTTTCTTTGTCATAATATAATATAATAAAAATTAAAAAAAGCCGAGGGCCTAAGCCCTCGACTAAATTGATTTACTTCATTAACACGAAGTTGTTAGCACCTTGTACTACCAAACATCTTTCAGTTAAGAAGTGAACTTGCATTGCATCTAATGCAGCTGTAGTAGCTCCAACAGATCCAGTAACCCATGACTTCATTCTACGGTCATCAGTTTGAGAAGCACGATAACGAACGTGTAAGAACGGACGCTTGATGTTTCTACCTAATTGCTGATCGTAAACAGTTGAAGTACCAGCAGGGATAAATATACCTCTGATAGCGTTAGCGCCAGCAGCAGTATTAATACCTCCACGAGTAGCTTTGTCGTTCAAGTAACGGAAGTCAGACTTATAGAAGTCGTATGAACCTCTTCGGAATCCAGAGAAACCTAAGTTTAAAGCCATATCTTCAGAGTTATCAAATACTCCGTAAGAAGTACCACCAGCATAGTAACCATTCATAGAAGCTAACATGTCATCAATTGCAAGAGATACACCTCTGTTGCAGAAAATCATGTTTTCTTCGATAGCACCTTGCTTATCAAACTCAGCTAATATAGCATCAAACTCTTGTAAATCATTAGCAGAGTTAACGCCGTCGATACCAGCAGTAATGTTACCTCTGTCTTCTAAAGCAGCAAACAAACCTTCAGTACCAACACCAGCAGCAGCAGCTACTGAGCCAGGTAAAAGGGCTGAGCCATCAAGAAAAGAGTTACCAACTGTAGCAATTTCAGCTTCTAGCATAGCCATTTCTACGTAGTCAGTGAAACGAGCTCTTGTATCAGCTTCAGCTTTTAAATACCATAAGTAACCAGAAGCACCCATTTCAGAAGCAACTTCTACCCAACCAATACGAGATGCATCAGATCCTGATACTTCGTAGTAGTCTTTCATGATAATTGGCTTGTTTGAGAAAGACGTAAAGTCTGGCTCGTTAGCACCTCTTGTGTCAGTAGCAGCACCAGTAGATCCAGTGTGGTAAGATTGACCTTTACTAAATTCAGAACCATAAACTAATATAGTTGTGTCATCAGCAGCACCTGTAGCAGCAAGTTGACCACCAGCGTTGTCGTAAGGAGCAACGTCAATAACGTGGTCAGTAACTTCTGTTACTAAACATTTGAAAACACCGTTAGCATTAGCAACGATAATAGTATCGTTAACTCTAATACCGTGATCAGGTAATGTACCACCGTTAGTAATAGCTAAACCATCGATATTACTTTGTATAGTAATCTCTGATACAGCACCTGTACCAATGTTAGCACCACCAGCAGCACTAGTAACTTGACCAGTATATGATAAGTGTAATCTTCCTTGTTCAGACCAGACAACTTGATCAGATGTCATAGCCTCTTCAGCGCCTACTTGAGATAAAAATCCTGAAATAGTTCTCGGTCCGAAAACTTCAGCTTCTTTCTCCATTAGGTCTGGTAAATATTGTTGAGCCCAGTTTACTCCACCAGCGCTCGCAAAGTCCAAATAATTTGAAGCTAATGCTTGTCTCTGAGGAGCAGGCACGCTATTTATATTTGTCCCAAATGATAATTGATTTGGCATAATCGTTAAATTTTAAATGTTATTTACTTTTTTTTAATTTTAAACTTAAAATCTGAACTATCTTCTCCTAATACTCTAAACTTTATGCCATCAGCGTTAAATTCTTTTTGAACGCCTCTTGGTTCCATATCAATGTTTTTTGCTTTATTAACACTATCTTTTACAGCGTCAGCCTTACCTTGCTCATAAAAATGTTTTGCAATAGCATCAGCGTTCATAGCTGTAAATAAAGATTTGTGATAACCTGCAGCATTATCTATTGTGCCATCTTTACTTAGAAACTTTCCAAGAAAATTATTAATGTCACCTTGACTTTGCTTTACAGCACTAACATCTTTAACTTTAAATCTATATTTTTTATCACCAACATTATATTCAAAACCTTTGAAGTTGTCGTTAAAAACACTATTTGTTTTTTCGTTAAATACAGATTTTTGTCGTTCATTTAGAGTTTTAGCCTGTTCAGACTTTTCGTTATACTCTTTGTAGAAGTTAATGGCTTGTTGTTGATCTTCTGTAAGATTAACACCAGCTTTAACCTCTTGGTAATACTTAGACTTTTGCCCGTCTAAATAGGCTTTAGCATTGGCAACCTGCTCTTTTAATGCTAATTTCTTTCTTCGTATATCTCTTTCTTCGTCAACTTCTTCATCATAATTAAATTGATCTTCCATTAAAAAAGATATTTCTTCTCCAGTTAAATGCGGTTTTGTTTTATTATAATATTCTCTCAAAACCGTATCGCTGTCTAGTTCAGAATAGTCTTTATTTAATCTGACATAATCTTCTAAACTACCACCAGTTTCGTTCATAAACTCAACTAGCTTTTCTACGCTACCTGGTATTTTTATTTCTAAATTACCAGACTCACTAACACCAACATCAAGCTTTTCTGGCTCAGGCTGTTCAATAGTTTCTTCAACAGTCTCTTCGACAGGCTCGTCTATTACTTCTTCAATAACAGACTCTTCTTGTGTTTGTTCTTCCGGCTGTACTTCTTCTTGTTCTTGTACGGGCTCGGCGTCTTCATCGCTTCCAACCACTCCTGTGTTGTCAGCTTCTGCATCGTTAGTTTCCTCTGGTTGTTCATTGTTTTGCTGCTCTATAGGAGCATCTAGGTTTATTTTAATAACGCTTTCATCTTCTGCAGACTCAAACGTTGGTCCTTGTTCTTGAGCTTGTTCTACTTTTTCAACTTGCTCAACTTGTTCATTGTTTTCTTCCATAATATATAATATAAGTTAATAGTTATTTTGGTGCAAAAGCTTCTAGACCAAATCCACTACCAAGTATATCATTACCTGATGATTCAAACTTTTTAGGTGATCCACCTGTTTTTCTTTGATCTATAAGTTCTGACTGTTGGCTTGCTTGTATTTTTGTTCTTTCGTCTTTACGGTCTTCTTTTTCTTTTTCTCTACTTTTTAAATTGTTAGACTGCGCATTTTGAATTTGTTGATTATATTGAAACTCTAAAGCCATTAACTGCTTTTTAAGTTCAACTTCTAAATTCATTTCTTTTTCTTTAAACTGAGCTTTAGCTTGTTCTACTTGTATATCAGCTTGAGCTTTACTAGAGTGCTTTTGTTGTTCTAGTTGTGCAGCTAACTGTTGCTGTTGAGCGTTAGTTTGAGCTTGTTTATCCATATTAGCTTTTTGAGCTGCAGCAGCTGCTTCCATTTTCTTTTTTCTTCTAATCTTTAAAACTTGATTAGCTAACTTAAGATTTTTAATTTGTCTAATATCTATAGCGTCTTCAAGATCAAGAGTTTGCTGTTGTATAGACATTTGTATATTATTTTCAAGTCTTTGTTTTTCATCTTCATCTGGAGATACTTGTAAAAATATACCAAAGTCATATAAGTGCATTTTGCTAATTTCTTCTAAGTTAGCAACACTATGAGAACCTATAGCTTGAATAAAAGCTTCTTTAGTTGGTGAAAACTCTAATATATCTGATATTCTAAGAGACATAGACTCTAAAACATCAGCAACTAAAAACATGCCAGCTTGAAGAATATGACGTGTAGCTGTGTTTGAATTTTGAGCGGCTAGTTTTTGCAAACCTACTAAAGCGTTTTTATCAGGTGTGCTACCATCTCTAGCTTCGTTTAAACCAGTAGTATCACGTATCATTTGTAAATAATAGTTATAGTTTCCTATTAGCGCTTGCATTTTGCTACCACCATTACTATTTCTTATTTCTTGTATAGGTACTTTACCAGGATTCATATCTCCATCTTGAGTCATTGATCTACCAATAACACTACCTGTTTGGAAAAACATGTTTAAAGCTTCTTGTGGATTATAGTTTGTACCGTTACCTAAATCTATTTCAGCTAAACCATCTGCATCTAAGTAAATACCGTCAGGTATTATCTTAGACATTACTTGTTGTATTTTTAAATGAGTAAGCTGTATCATATCAGCAAAACCAGTTATACGACTTACTATACTTTCTATTCTGTTTTCATACATGCGAGGAGCAACAATACTATAATTCATTTTAACTTTAGTATAGTCGCTTTTAGGCCTAATCATGTTTTTACACATTTCCCACTTTAAAAGTTTTTCTGCACCTAAAACATAAGCACCTTCATATAAAACTTCAACTTGTTTTGATATTCTTTGAAAATTTTCACTATTAGGTGGGTTAAAGCTGTCATCTTTTTCTATAGCTCTTTCTAAACCAACAGATGTTTCTTTTACTTTATAAACATTATTCATATAAGTTTTATAATTAAAATATAAAACTTGAACTATATTGTTATCTTTATTTTGGCTGCTATATCTATTATTAGCTTTTCTATTGTAGTTTTTGTTAGTTATATCTTCTAAGTCTTGTTGACTTAAAAATGGAAACTGCTTGGCCAGCTCGTTTACAGGTATTTCTTTTACTTCGCCTACATAGTATATATCTTCAAAAAATGGAGACTCAGTATACGAATAAACCATATTAGCTGGATCTACGTAATCTACAGTTAAACCTTCAGATGTATTAAAATTAGTTTTAACCGCACCTATGCCTATTACTGCTAAATCATAAAAAAATCTTCTTTTAATTAAATCAAACTTATTGCCTTTTAATAAAACATTTAGCGCTTGCTCTTGAGCTATTTCAGCTTCTTGTTTATAGCTAAGCTGCATGTGAAGCCCTAACTCTTCTACACTGTCAGGTAAAGTTTCAGGATTATTTTCATACATGTTAACACCAAGCTCTTTAAGAGAAAAATCTTTTAACTCTTTTAACTTCATGTCTTTTAATATAGATTCCATGTACTCAGTTCTTTTACTAGCTCCATAAGGATCTTGTGAATGAGCTTTTATAGAATAGTCTTTATCAGTCATGCCGTTTACGACTATGTCGACAAATTTAGGTATAATAGGAACAGGCTTCCAGTCTAAGTTTAAATAAGATAAATCACCGTTTATAGACAATTCATCTTTATATTTTTGTATTGGTTGCTCGCCTCTAGCATAAAGTCTTAAACTTCTAAATGTATCTCCATTTGAAGTATATCTTCTTGAATAATAATTTTGTCCATTATTGCCATTATAAAACCATTCAGCTTCAATAGCTTTTGCTATTTTTAAACCATAGTCATAGCTTACTTTTTCTATATCGCTTACTGCTTGACTTGGAAAATAATTATTTGGTGACTTCATACTTATTTAATTATCTTTGATGTATAGCCGTCATTACTAAATCTAGCTATATTTATATTTATTTTTGGTCTTGATTTAGTTGAAACTGGTGAATATAAATGTCTATTACAACCCATTACTGCTAAACCACTACTTATTGAAGCATCGTGCTTTGTTCTTTTATTTATATCAAACTTTGCCCAATCATTTAATGTTTCATTAAAATACATATCGCCGTGCGATCCATCTTTACGTATACCAACATGATCGTTAATATACATTTCAATAGCTGCCGCATGAGCTTGTTTTATATCTTCACTAGAGTTTGGTATGCCACCTATTTCTTTTTCAGCTGTAGATAACTTATTCCAAACTTTGTCTGGTCTGTTCATGCTAAAACCTCTATACCCTCTTCTTTTTAAATAGTATAAAAGTCTTGGTTTATTATTTTCTGCTAGTAGCGGCATACCGTAAAACACTAAAGCCATTAGCACATCTTCAAAAAATATCTCAGCGGTTTGTGGTCTAGCTATATATTCTAAAAAAAACGTATTAGCTGGAGCGTTTTCCATACTAAACTTAGTTAATCCATGAAGAGATCCGTTGGATCCTCTACCATCAACAGTACCGCTAATATCATAACTATCGCAGCCAAAAGCGCCCATGTGTTCATTTCCAGGATATTTAACTCCATTTTTTATTATCACTCTATTTTGAAGATTTGTATTAGGCACCCAGCTAACTTTAAATCTTCCGTTAGGGTCAGGATTAAAAACAACTTGAGTATCTTTAACCCCGCCAACCCATTGAAAACTACCCTGTGTTATAACAGCAGAGTTTCTTATTCCTTCATTATAATCTATTTGCTCATATATTTTTGATAAATTAAATAGACTATTTTTTGTTTCATCTCTAAACGCGTGTTCTTCAGTTCTTGGAAACTGTCTGTAAAACTCATTTAACGCGTCTTGATCTCCTTTTAATCCATCAACTTCATTATTCCAATGATCTATAACTCCTACGTCTATTAGTTCGCCATCTGGTCCGAATACATCATTGCTAGGGCTATTAAATACTGGTTGTCCATATTCGTCAATAAATCCTTCAAAGTTCCATTCCATTGGCATAAACAAAGAATATAAACCAGATTTTGTCTGTCCATTTTTATTTCTACTTCCGACGTTTGAGTCATTGTAAATTTTTTTAAAGTTTTCACCACCTTTATCTAACGAGTTACTCGTTGAGCCCATCATACACTTACCAATAATTCTACTACCTAATCTTAGACAAGTTTTAGTTACTCTCCAGTTATTTAGTATATTATCAGGCCTTTCCCACTTACCACTTTCGTCGTGTACTAGCAGATTAAGTTTTTCACCGTCATAGCTGTTATCACCTGTGTTTTTCCAATCAATAGTAGTGTCAAGTCCAACCAGCTCTTCTTGCTTTTCGTTTGCCGTAATTTTTCTACGCGTAAACTTACTTGCAGGTACGCGATAAGCAAGTTCACTTTTAGGTCTGTCCATACCGTCTTGTATCGGTTTAAAGAAAAACGGATAGTTAACAGATATTGGTACAACTTTATCGGTAAACATTTTTTTAGCATCAGCACCACTTTTAGATAATATTCCATATCTAGCATCACTCGATATTGTAGCTAAGTTAACAGTTTCAGCTGAGCTCATAAACGAAAAACCACTACGTCTATTTTTTAAATAACACATGCCGTAACATCTGCTATCAGCTTTACAAGCTTCCCAAAATATAAAGAACAGTCTATTAGCTTCTCTAAAGTCAGGCGCACCTACGTCTATCTTACTCCATTGAAGATACATGTAGTGTGTTCCTGTAATATAAGTAGGTTTACCATTATTTGTAAACCAAAACCCTTCGTCACGACGTTTAAACTCTTCGTCTATATAATCGTACCATTGCTCTTTTGCTTCTTCCGGGTACGATCTCCAATCAAATATACTTTTTAACTTACTTAACTCTTTTGGATAATCAGACTTTTTCCATTTGTTTATTTTGTTACACAGCTTCCCTGGCACTCCTGGCAGCGCAATTCGCAAACCTTGGATCTCAAGTATTTCACTAATTCTTCCAGTTTTAGAAATAACGACAATATCATTTTCTTTATTATATCCATAATCCCATTTACGTTTTTTATTAAGTCGACTTATAGTTGTCTTCTTAACTGGTTCTACAATCTTATATAGTGTTTGCTCGTACATTACCTAGACCTTCCTTCAGCAAATCCTTTAAACACTCTTTCTTTTTTCTCTTCAGGCTCTTTACCTTCTAGTATATTTTCTTCTTCTTGTATACGGTTAAGTATTTCAAAAGCATCAAATATAGCTAACTTTTTTGTAGCCGCTGCGTTTTTTAATCTATCAGCTGAAACATCATCTTCAGTATTAGTTATAATTTGCTCTTCAGCAACTTTAATTAACTCTTTAACTGCTTTGTGCCCAGCTTGGATTATAAACTTCTTCGTCTCCTTTATATTCATATTTAATTGTAATAAATTTATTGTGTACTCTAAAAAGTCTTTTACCTTCTAAAACAAACTCATATTGAGAAAAAGGCGTATAACTAACTACATCACCTTTTTTAAAGTGTTTGTTTCCATACACTACAACTCCTTTGTTAGGATGTTCTACTTTTCTGTTCATAGATAACTCTTCTACAAAAGGCTGTACAAAACAATATCCTTCTAAAGGTTTCCAAGTTGCTTCTTTAAATCTACTCCATTTAGCAATTCTACTATAAGCGTATATTTGATCTTGCTGCACGAAGTATTTATTATCTTCAAAATAGCTTTTGCTATTTTTTTCTCTACCTTTAACATCATACCATCTTCTAAAAACGTTATGATGAACTAAAATTTTATCACCAACTTCTAGTTCTGTTTCACCAAAAGCTGGTAAAGAAATTATTTCAGCAAATCTATTAACGTACTTGTGATCTTCAATACTAGAGTTTACTATTAGTTCTTTTCCATCTATATCAATAGAGTTTCTATATCTTTTACCAACAGGCTTTACTATGTAGCTATTTATAGCTTTCACTAGTATTCAAGATTATACTCAACAGAAACAGCCATGTTTTTATTAAAGTCTTTCCAAGGCATAACATCTTTATTTTTTCTAATATAAATGCTATATTTCTCTTGCTCTTCAATAATATCGCAAATTTTATGACCTCCGTAAACTTCTTGACCTACAGAGTAATGCATTGAGTCTATTTTGTAATCTTTACCTATCGTTATTTTTCTGATCAGCTTTGTTGTCTCCATTTTCATTATATTTAATTTCTCCGGTTTTAATATCAATATCGCATGAGCCATACTTTTTTTCAAAACCTTTTTTAGTTTCTTCTATGAATTTATTTATAGTAAGTATATCGTGGCATATTAAATGTTTTTTGTGCTCTAATACTCCTAGCTCTCTGTGAGCCATATCTAACGATTTAACTACTTGCTGCAAAGATTCTAACTCAGAGTCTTCAATTTTTGTAGCTTTAGTTAAATCTATAATTTCATCTTTTACTTTTGGTGTTTTTCTTTTTGCCATTTTATTTAATTTAATATTAATAATATCTACGATAATCTCTTCTTGGATCTCGTTTTATTTCTATTTTTTCTTTTTCTACTTGTGTTTTCTTAGTAGTTTGTTTTTGTTGAATATTAATTACGTTAACTTTTATCTTATCTTGTACGTTTATTTTTTCTTCTGTTTTTTCTTCTTGCACTACACCTTCTACAGCAGAAACAGAAGCTTGTGCTTTGTCTAGCGTTTTTTCTTCTATTTCTTGTTTGTCTATTAACTCTTGCAACTCTTGTGGTGATGAACTTTGAGCTTTTTGTTTATCTAAAGACAGTTTATCTTTTTCAGATGTTAAAAAAGTAATAGACTCTTTAATACGATCTATTTTATCTTCAATATTTTTATCTGGTTTATTTTGCGTCACTCTGTCTAAGTCATCTTTTTCACTTTCAAGTCTTTCTATTTCTTTTTCAACAATATTTATTGACTCAGTAGTTTGAGATATGTATTGTTGATAAACTGTTTGTTGAACGTTTAAATTTGAAGTAGGGTGATTATAACCTGCCATATAGCCAATTATTCCTTCATACTCATGTGTATGATAACCTACCATTCTAGGCGAAGCTGTAGCTCCATAGCTAATAGCTTCAGCTTTAGTAGTAAATAAAGGTATATTGCTTATGTAGGTTAGTATTGGCATTTAGTAACCAAAGTAACAAATAATTCCACTAGGCTTGGCTGCAGCAACAGTAACAGCGTTAGTAGTTTGAACAGCAGTCCATCTTCCATATATAGTCATACCAGCTGGAAAAGCTAAACTAGTAGAGTTTGTTATACCACCTGCGCCGTGAGTATCATCTAAAAATATTAATGACTGAGAGTCAGGAGATATTCCGACAAAAGTGCTTCTAGTAGTGCCATGACCTTCTAGTGTAACATTTGCTCCATCTACTGATTTAACTTTAACACCTCTAGCGTTAGGCCCATTATATATAGGCGTTGGAGTTTGAGCATCAATAACAGTAGCAGGATCACCATCTGATTCAGCTGTAGCGTTTACTAATAAAACAAATTGACCAGCTTGAACTCTGTCATTAGCACCACCAGCTAAGGCTACTGTAAATATATTACTACCAGTATTGTCTGTTAAATCTAAAGTAACTACACCGTTTGCATTAATATCATTATCTTCAGCGTCTAAATCTAAATTATTACTTCTACTATCTACAGCAGGAAAGTTTGGGCCTCTTTCGTCTAAACTTTCTGGAGTTAATAATGTTAAAGCATTCGCTGCTAAAAATTGAATAGCAACTATAACCATATCGCGAGGAGGAACTACTACATTAGCGTTAGCGCAATATGCACTACCCATTTGTCCAAAGTTATATGCTACGTCTTGTGAATTTTGTCCCATTTTATTTTTCTTTTATTTGTTCGTTTTTCTTTGAACTTCCACCGAAGAAGAAGTCTATTATTGTATTTACTTTAGCGCTCATAGCACCAAATATTGTTGATATAAAGCTAATTTCAAATTCACCTAGCTCTATAGTTTTTGTAACGAAATAATTAAACATTACAAATGTAATACCAAAATACGCTACGGTAAACAGTGTTGCTAATACTTTTTGAATAACAGCATCGTCTTTATATAGATCACGCGCATCTTTACGATCTTCAACTTCTTTTGCAAAAGCTTCACGCTCCGCGTCTAATAATAATTTTTTTAAAGCTAACTTAGCTTCGTCTCTTTCTTTATCTGTAGTTATTACTTTGTCGAGTATGCCTTCAGCATTATCAACTATTTTACCAAATAAACCACCTACTAAATTGTTTATCATATTTTATCGTTTTCCCAAGGCAAGCTTCTATCACCTTCTTCGTATTTTTTACCTGTATTTGGATCTGTTATATAACCATCACCTCTTGGCCAGACTTGGCCTTGGTGATATACAGCTTGATCGTCATAGGTAGTTCTACCTATCTTCATATCTGTTTGGTGTTGCACTTCATGTACAACAACTCTTTCAACTTCTTCTTCAGGTACATTAGTGTTTACGTATATAGAGCCATCGTTATTAGCTTCACCCATAATGCCATCAGCTAGCCTCTTCCTAAATATAGGTGTATTGCTAGAGCTTCTTATTTGTCTTTTTTCGCTACCTAGTTTAAATGCCATATTATTTCATTGATCCCATATCGTAAGGATTTATTGCTTTAGTTGCTTTTCCTATAGTTTTATAATCTTTGTGAAGCTTATTATGAGCTTTACCTAAATTCTTTATACTTTCAAAAATAGTTCCAATAGCTCCTGGTGCTGTACCTGCTTTTGTTTTACCTTCACCTTCTTTTAAAGGTCTCAAAGCTCCCATATCTTCGTTTTTCATAGCTGAGCTTTTAAACCCGCTAAATCCTTTCATTTTAAATGCCATAGTTGTTATCTTGTTGGATCTTTAATCATATCATCAATAGCCTTATTAAAGACTTTATCTGTATATGTTTTGTTATTGTAGAATACACTACGATCTGATACTGGCATGTCTTCTTCTCCGAGTAAGATACGATATATTCTACTTATAAGTTGGCTGCATTTAAATGAGGTTTTGAAGACGCTGTATTTAATCGTAGTTCGATTTCGATGACGCCAGACCTCTATCCAGCCTTTTTTTCTTAGTTTATCCCAACGCTTCTTGTCCCAGCTCATGGTATAAGTACCATCTATAAATTCTTGTCTTGTAAACCGACCTTGACAGTCTAAAAATATTAGTAATTCAAGTTCGGCATCTGTTAACCCGTAAGTCTTACAAGCCCACTTTCTAGTGAGCCTGTAATACTTAAGGATTTTTAATTCACGTAAATCGTGACTAGTTAATCTCATTGAGATTAGTCTGCAGCAGCCTGTTGTGCAACGACAGTAATACCAGTAACTCCTGGAATACTAGTAGTTGGATCAGCAGCTGGCTTATCAGCATAGCCATCAAAAAGAGTAATAAACCCTTCATCATGAGGACCAGCGTTGATAGCATTAATCAAGTCAATCATTACTCGCTTTTGCCCATATTGCCCGCAAGCTAGTACAATTACATCTGGATCTGCATCAGCAGCGTTGTCTTCTTGAGTTTGAGTCTTTAGTATAGGCTTTAAAAATAACGAAATTGCGTTGTCGTCATCAGTAATAGCACCATTACCATCTGAAGTACCAGAACACATGCCCATGAAGTTTTCAACTGGGTATAAGTTAGAACCCGTAGTGTTGTCACGTTCAGTAGCAGTTACTCCACCTACTCTAAAATAAAAAAACTTTTTCATTTTAATTTTTTTTAAGGATTAATAATTAATTTTGTTTTAGATTTTGTGTTTAAAGTTTTAGGATTATGGTTTATGTTTAATCTACTAGTACAATATCACCTGCTTTGATAACAAAATAAAGCTTACCTTCAAATTCTACTCCGTGACCAGCGTGTTTATCATACCAGACAACATCACCATCTTTTATAAATTCTATTAAATTACCAGTTGATATAACTTTACCTTTAGAATATCTAACGTCTTCGTCAGCATCTTCTTTAATAATTAAGCCAGCAACTTTCTTTTCTGTTTGTTTTATCTTATCGATAACTACATAATAATTAACTGCCTTCATTGATACGTATATTTGAAATTACACAATCAGCAGAAATTATTGTCGATGCTACTGAAGCAGCGTTAGTAAGTGCTGTTTTAGTAACAAGCACAGGGTCTATGATACCTTCAGATACCATGTCAACAGTTTTTCCAGTTACAACGTTAATGCCTTCACCTTCTTTAGTTGGTAAGTCTGTGTCTGTGGATATACCTGCATTATCAAGTATTGTAGCCATAGGCGATATAATAGCGTTAGCTACCACTTGTTCACCGACCGTGTCGGTCGAAATTTTTTGAGATGCGTTAAAGAGGGCGATGCCGCCTCCTGGCACTATACCTTCTTTCAAAGCAGCTTTAACTGCGTACACAGCATCTTCAACACGATCTCTTTTTTCTTTTAACTCTACTTTAGAGTTAGCACCTACTTTAACTATAGCTACACTACCAGATAATATAGCAAGCCTGTCTTCTAGCTTCTTCTTCATAAAGCCGTTTTTCTCGTCAGCCACTAGCTTTGCAACATGATCAATACGTTCTTCTATATCTGAAGTTATCTCTTCTAACGTTATAACAGTATTTTTTTCATCAGTCTTAACAAATTCAGCTTCACCTAAATGTTCTGGAGTTATAGTATCAAGATCGTCGCCTAAGTCTTCATTAAATAATGTACAGCCAGTTAGTATGGCTACATCTTCACATGTGTCTTTTTTAGTAGGACCAAAACCAGGCAAGTCAATTATGTTAACTTTAATATTGCCTTTTACTTTGTTCATCATAAGCGCAGACTTAACTTGATCGGCTACTGGCGCTATAATTAATAAAGATCTATTATTTTTAATAACATGCTCTAATACTTTTTGTATTTTACGTATGTTAGGTATTTCTGACATACACATTAATATTAGTGGATTATCTAAATCACAGCATTGCTTGTCGGTATTAGTTACAAAGTTAGTGGAAATTAAGCCACAATCAAACTGAACACCGTCAACAGTCTCTACGTATGTTTCTTCTGTATCTGATGTTTCCATAAGTACAACACCGTCTTTACCTACAGTCTTATAAGCTTCTGCTATAATTCTACCTAGCTCTTGATCGTTATTACAGCTAATACTAGCTACGTGATCTAACATATCATCATTAACTTCTATTTTAATAGAGTCAAGATATTTGATAATATTAGCTACAGCAGTGTCTATACCTTGCTTAACATCTCTAACATTATTAGTTTGTAATACTTTGTAGACTTCTTGAAGCAAGCTTTCAGCCAAGACGGTAGCCGTTGTGGTACCGTCACCCGCTTCCTTGACTGTTTTGCTTGCAGCTTCTTTAATGAGAGTGGCGCCAATGTTCTCTACGGGATCTAATAGTGTTACAGATTGCGCGACCGTAACACCATCTTTTGTGATCACTGGCTTTCCTCGGCTATCTTCATAGATTACGCACTTGCCAGAAGCGCCGAGAGTTGATTTTACTGCCGATGCTAACTTATTAACACCAGCGATTATTCGGTTTTTGGCATTATCGCCAAAATTAAGCTCTTTTACGAGCTCACTCGGTAAATTATATTCCATTATATTAAATTAAATTAGGTTTTTTACTATTTTTTGAACGATTTTACAACTTTTGGGCCTTTTGTAGCCTCTAGTTTTTTAGTAAAATGCTCAATACTACCGTCTATCGCAGATTCTGCGCCTTCTAAAGTCTCTCTACGCGTAACATCTGACCATTTGTCAGCATCGTCAGGGTGATTTACTTCAGTTTGGTAGTAACCATTAGGTAATTGGGTTATTCGCCAGTTTTCTTTGTTGGCAAGGTGTTCCCATTGGCCCTTGGTTTTGTCATTAATTTGTGGATTTCCGGTCCACGTACTAGTTTTATAATACAAATACGTCATTTTGGTTTTATTTATTGGTTAATAATTAGTTTTGTTAAAATCTTGCTTTAGGCTTTTTAGGCGATTTAGGCGTTTTAGGCTTATTTACATTCATAGTAGGCTTTGGTGTTTTAGGAACCATACTACTGTGTGGCACTGCTGTTACAGTCTTACCGCTTAATGTAGCTTTAAGAACTTTGCCAGCTTCTTTTAAGTTTGCTAATGAAAAATATTTATCTTTACCGTTTTTCATAGGAGTTTTCATTTTCATAGCTTCATCTTTCTTCATCTTCATAGCCTCACCTTTCTTCATTTTCATTGGCTTTTCTTTTAACTTCATAGCCGGATCTTTTTTCATAGGCTTAGCAGATTTACCACCTTCACGACTGATAGGCGTTCTATAGTTAGTCTCAGGGTCCATCTCTACCTGATTATACTTTTTGCCTTCAAAAGGCTTGTAAGCCATGTCGTGACCTGGGTTTTTTCTGTTAAACTCATTTCTCTTTTTTATGTAATCTTTGTACGCAGTTGTTTTAGAGTATTTATAATGAGGCTTGCTAGTATCAAGTTCAGCAATAACCTTACTTTTTTTCTTTTTCCCTTCGTCATCTTTCATAGGAGTTTTCTCTTCTTTCATCTTCATCGGCTCCTTCATCTTCATCGCTTTTTCTTCTTTCATCTTCATAGTAGACTTAAGCTTCATAGCTTTTTCTTTCATTTTGTCAGGAGAGCTGCCAGATTTAACAGAAGCTGTAGCAGACTTAATAGACTCTGTTGTATTGCCATCACCGTCTACATCTGGAAAGTCAGGCATAGCTTTTTTCTTCATTGCAGCTTCTTCTTTAAGCTTCATAGCTTTCTCTGCTTTCATTTTTTTAGCAGACTCAACTGCCATTTTCATAGGTTTAGTTCCGCCGATCATTGGGAACCCTTTCATTTTAAATGCCATTGTTTATATTTTTTTTAGTTATAACGTTATAAAATAGTAATCACATATTTTATAGTATTATAAATATTGAAGTAAAGTGTAGCCCCACCTATATACTCGTACTTACTCTGTAGAAAATTGTTTGTAGTTTACCTAGGCCCCCTATTTTATTTTTATATGTGTAAAAGTTTTTGCGTTTTTACATTTTACATATTACTATACTATACTTTTTTACAGACTAGTTACGACATGTATTGGATAATATATATGTAAATAAAATATAAACTTAAACTAAATTATTATGTCACAAGAAACATTAACTAAAAAAAGATTTGTAATATCAAAGTCACTAATCGGTAAAAATGTATTAATTACTTTTACAAATAAAAAAGGTGAAACATATACATATGACCACGACGCAGTATACAGTGCAAATCAAGAAAAGTTTGAAACAATGAATTGTTTTCAAAAGTACGGAAATTATACTAATAGTAATAATGTACCAACATTCGGTCGTAAGTTCACAGTGTAAAAACTGTGACACTTGCCACCTACTATACTTTACTTAACAACCTAATGTCACACTATTATGATACATGATTTAATAATACTAATAACACTCGGAATAATTTTACAATATATTGAAAAGTTAATTGTAGAAAAAGAGAGTGAGCGGAATAACTCTTAACTAAATTTATTAACTAAACAAAGTAACTACTTTTATACAAACTAAATACGACTCAAGTTGGATAATAATAATGTAAATAATAAATAATAATAATATGACTGAAAAAGAATACCTTGAAAGAGATAAACTCGCACTTGAACTAATGGAAAAGTTAGACAAAAAGTATAACATGAACAATATAATTTCACTTGATGAATATGTATATGAATACTTTAATTTACTAACAGAAAATGAAAAAACTAAATGTTTTGAAATAATTGAAATTAACTAATAAAATAATATACTATGTCAAACTTTAAATCAGACTCATCAACTAATATAATTAAATTAAATAACCAAACTTATATTCCATTTCAACTTCACCAATTACCGAAGTACTATAATGAAATACCTTTATCAGAACAATTTAATTTAAAAGGTTACTGTTATATAAACTTAACTTCTTTAAAATCTCACAACAAAGATATTCATACTTTAAATAGAGACTTAGACTATACTCAAAGAAGATAACAAAATAAATACGACTTAAACTGGATAATATAGATGAACTTAATAAAATAAATAATATGTCAAAGAAAATAATTAATAAGGTAGTAGATGAAACAGTAGATACAATAATAGATAAAATAGATGAAGTACTAGTAGACTATATGTTTGACTATGGTAACTATGAAGAAACAGATAACAAGTTCTTTGATGATAAAGAAGAAATGTTTGTACAGGTAATAAAAGAATTAAATAATAGAATAAATAATAAGTGATATGAAAGTAACTAATAAAATAACAGGTGAAGACATAACTAAATATGTTATCGGTTTACTAGAAGGTTTAATTACTCAAGATGAGTTTGAAGAACTAACTATGTTAACAAAATAAATACGATTACTAATGGATAATAATAATGATATGAAAATTAAATTAAAAGAACTAGAGGCACTACTAATCAGTCACGACTGGTACTATATGATGAGTGATGATAACCGTTGGTATAAACAAGGTAGAAAATCATTTGAATTAATAACTAAACTAATGTTTGAGTTGAAAGACGGTGGTTACTATACCGAAGCAAATAACTTATACGATAAATACAGTAAATAATATGAAGAGAATTAAATTAACAGTACTAACATTACTACTAGGTGGTATATGTTACGGTCAAACTCAAGTAAAAGACGACGCGTTAACTAAAAAAATGGCGTACATTGAATCAGTGAATACTATTCAAGATATAATAGAGTGGATGAAGTCAGATATAGACAATGAAGTAATCGACAAAGATTACGGTGAAACGTACATAGAAAACTTAGTAGGTTTATTATCAAGACTAGAAGATATTAATGCAGGTTACGTATTCGACTGCGAAAACTGCGATGAAATAGATTAATATGACAATAACTATAAAACAAATCGGCAAAACTTACAAGGTAAGTAACGATAATACAGTAGAAGTAACTCATGACCATGACGCGGTAGTGTCTGTATGTGGTGAATACTATAAAAACAAATACACAGGCGAGTGGTTAAGTGAGTTAGAAGCTGAGCAAGCAATGATAGATAAATACGAAGAAGATGAATCAAATAAGTACTACTAATGTTTGAGTGGGCATGGGTAATATGTGCCTGTTGGTACTTAGGAAATATAATATATAGATATGATAAAAAATAAATTTATAGCGTCAGCAGTAGTAGCTACTCTTGCGCTAACATCTTGCGAAAAAACTGACTATGATGTTCAGTTTGACAGAGATACTCATGTAAAAATCATGAGCGATAACAGTGTAAGCACTTACGCAGTGTCAACTTGTACTGGTAACGATACTAGTTTTGTAGTTGATTTTGGTGTTGCTATGTGTATAAATGTAGCAAACCTGCCTGGTATTGACGACGTTCGCTACGATGAGTATGAGTTCTATGCTATGCTTGATGGCAGAAAAGTAAAAGGTTTTCAAAACCTAAAAGACCAAGTTAGTAATCTAGCGCAAGGTATAATTGAAGGAAATATTAACATGCAACTTTCAGGTCATGACGACTTAGCTGTGTACTTATTACACGAAAATATGTATAAAGCTCAGTTCTTTGTAGAGAACGGTGATGGTCAAATCTTTGAGTTACAACTAAAAGAAGTTTACTAATGAAAAAAATAACACTATCAGTTGCTCTACTATTAGGTAGTTTAGCGGCTAAAGCACAGACAGAATATATAGATATTACTAGTAAAAAACCGTTTGGCAGAAGTGAGATGGTGCTTTACAATGATGACACTAATTATTACGATTTAGAATACTTTTATTTAAGTAGATTTACTAAAAACTACCACTGGGTAAAGTATACTGACGCTAATAAAATTATTTTATCACTAAATGACGACAAAGGTGATAAGCGAGAAATATGTACTAAGCAAGATACTTTTAAAGTTTACTGTCAAGTATATGATTCTTTTGCACAGCAATTGAAAATAAATGTATCAACTAAAGTATTTCAAGTATGGATTTCAAAACCTTTAAAATAATAATTATGAGAAAATTTTCACACACAGATATAGTAATAGTAGCTGTTCCGGCTATACTTATTGCTTTAATAGTATTTAACATTATTACTGTTGGTATTCAATTTTAATACAAATTAAATACGATTACTATTGGATAATATATATGACAAAAGCTTATTAAATATGAATAAATATTGTAAATGTGGTGAGCCCGTACACCCAGTTAGACAAAAATACGGGTACAAAACATGTGTTAAATGTAGTAATGTAGAGCGTGTCGCATCGGCACCTATTACTAATCATAAAACAGGTAACACAATACAAATAGTATCACAGGCAATGTCTGTTGCTATACACAAGGCGAGTAGGCGTAAAGGCTACGGTACTTGTCTTAGATAATATACGAGGAGTGAAGTTGGAAGTTAGCGCATAAATCTGCAAGACAGTAGCCCACTAACTCAAACACTTCACCTCGTTTTATATACGAGCGTGGCGCGTGAGACGTGTTCAGTAAAATGGAACTAACAGGTGAGGCCCCAGCCTGACTGTTCTTACTCACTTGGCCACCTCGTTTTACAATTGACTGGTAGTGTTAGTCTCACGTAGCATCTATCGCGAGAAGCTAAAGACATTGCTCGCAGGCTAGTCACCAAACAGCTAGGTATTGGCAATACAGGTTTGAGGTTCGATTCCTCACTAGCTACTAAAATTAAATAACTATGAATATAATAACAGTATTAGATTACGAAAGCGGTAAAGTATGGCAGTATAAAGTAGATGCAGTCGAGTATGTTCAGGTCGAAACCATTGAAGAAATACTTCAAGAACAAGGACATAAGCTAGAAGACATCGACTATATGATACACGCAGACGAAACTATTAACAAAATTAAAATTGAATTATGAGCAGATTAAAACCATTAACTAAGCCAAAAGGTATATTTTTGGTAACAAACCCAGGAAAATAATATGGAATACATGTCAACAGAAATTAGAAGTGCGCGCGAAGCAATGACTGTCTTTAAGATACTAGGTATCAAAGACGTCACTACAGATCGCCAACGTAAAAACGGTACACAAGTATTTGAGTTACCAATACAACAAATGTATCAAAGCTTAATACCAAAACCTTTACGTTTTGCTACTTACAAAGCAGGTTATGTTAGAAATGTAAGTGAGTACAACTCAAGTCCTTACCAAATTAACAAAACGAAAAAACGACCAGCAGGCAAAGGTTATCACTTTGAAACGGTTGAGCGTATACTTATTCCAAATTGGGAAGAGCGATTGATATACTTAGCTAAGTTTATTATCAAGAACTACTATAAAAAGCCTACATACTTAATTAACGACTATGTTATTAAGTGTTTGAAAGAAGCTTATTTTAGAGACTATAACAATAATCCTAACAATAGACTACCATTTGGCGATATTGTTCACCCAGACTCTTCGCCAGTAGATGATATACAAGTAATTATTAACGGGCATAGGTATAACCTTACAAATTAAATACGAATACTAACGGATAATATTATAAACCAATTAAATAAACCATTATGACAAAAACAGAATTACAAGCAAAGATAGAAGCTTTGCAAACAGCTCTTGAAACTAAAGCGCAAGAGCAAAACGCATATCAAGGTCAAATTGATACACTTAAAAAACAACTAGAAGACTTAAACAAACCAAAGCTTACTGGTCTTCAGTTCGATAAGTTACATGAAGCTATTGAAGAAGGTATTGGTAGTTACGATTTTAGTGATACTGATTGTTATAGTATTGACTACGGTATTGACTACGATGGCAGAGTACATTGCGAATCATTTGACTTTGAAAACGCTGATGACTTAGCTCATGAAATATACGAACAAGTAGCACGTTTATTTGCTGAAGCAGATGAAGATAATAACCAAGAAAACCAAGATTAACATGAAAACATTATATAACAGTTTAAAGCCAGAGTACATAGAAGCGCTTGAATCTCATGCAGAGAAATATCCTGCGTCAGTTAGAGCTATTAAAAAAGCACTAAAAAATAACTCGCTATGGTCACGTTTAACAGTACAACAAGTTAGAGACTTTATAACTTTTTCAGACAATGTAGTGTTTGAAACTAGTTATCAAGACTGGGCTTTTGGCACTAAATTTTTACAAAATGAATAGTGAGTTATGCGAAGATTAATATACGACATGTACTACGCTGAAGAGATTACTCCGGACGTAGCCGCAAGATTATTAAATAAATTAGAAGAATTAAGAAATAAAAAAAGAAGATGACAGGACAAGAAGTAGAAAATTATATTAAAAACGAGCTTGGTCATGAGCCAAGACACGATGTATATGCTATAGCAGATGCAGCAGATGAGCTAGCATATTTATATAGTAATAGTACAACAGCTAAACAAATTGTTGAGTTTATGTTAGCAGACAAACCAATACCAACACTTTATACTCATAGCTATGGCTTTCATACGCGTAGCGGTAGAGGTTTACGAGAATTATTTACAGAAAATTATAACAGTTACGTAAGAAACAATGGCGACTAGAGCATTAATATGTTTTGCTAAACGTGAAGATAAAGTATCGTTTAGCGATTTTAAACTATACGACGACTGTGGTAGGCAAAGAGTCACACACCAAATATATCACCACTATGATGGCGCGCCTAGCTTTTTAGGTGTTGCGTTAGCAGAATTTATTGATAATGTCGGTGATAAACACAACGGTATACACTGTTTTGCAGCACAGCTGTTAACACACTTAAAAATGGGTGTACATTACGGTAAATGTAGTAACGATTCACATAACGTGTACCTAGAAACACCAGGCGTTGAGCACGGTGATCTTGACTATACATATTATTTATGGTGGGGTAAAGGCGAAGTATGGATAAGTATATTTAAAGTTGGTTTTAATTATAACTTAGATCCGCTATACGATGACAGAGATAAATGTATATTCGTAGGTAAGCCAAGTAATCTTATAGATAAATACAAACTAAATACGAACTCTGATGGATAATATGAACGACAAACAAATGCAAAAGCTAGCTAAATATATAGCAGCAGATCTTACTAAAAGAATTTATGGTATCGCAAACCCTGCTACTGAAGATAATGATATGATGTGGTATGCAGACAGAGACGATGACCACGCTGTTGGTGAGTTAGCTAGGCTAATGACACTATTAAATCTATATCAAGACAGAGAAGAATATGAAAAGTGCCATTTAATAAACAAGCACATTAAAAAATTAGAAAAAATAATAGAAAACTTATGATGAGAAAAAAACCAATGCTAGCATATCCTGTTAGCGACAAACCAATTGATTATACCAAACCTGTATTCATGCAACCAAAGCTTGACGGCGTACGTTGTCTTATACAAGCTGAGCCAGATTACTCAAGTTCTGGTTATCCTATACCTGGTGTTAGAGTAACAGCTTATTCACGTACAGGTAAAGAGTGGAAAAACATTGACCACATACTACAAAGCCTCAAGCCTTTTTTTGATGCTAACCCTGATGTTATACTCGATGGCGAGTTATACAATCATGCGTTACGTGATGACTTTGAAAAGATTATATCTTGTGTACGTAAACAAAAGCCAACAGATGCTGACAGAGCTGAGTCGCGTAAGCTTGTACAGTTTCACTGTTACGATATTGTAGATGAAACACTTGACTTTCAATCGCGTAGTATAAGACTTAATACATTATTAAAGCCAACATACGGTATTAAACTAGTTAAAACTATTGTAACTCCAACAGAGTCCCAAGCTAAAGTTAATCACGCTAGAAACTTAGATGCTGGCTACGAAGGCTCTATACTACGTCTAAACGATGTCTATCAATGTAAACGTTCACATAGCTTACGTAAGTTCAAAGACTTTCACGATGCTGAAGCTGTACTAACCGACTGGGTCGAAGGTAAAGGCAAGCGTGCCGGTACTATTGGCAAGTTCATGGCTGTCGATGCTGATGGTAATGAGTTTGGCATGCCAGTCATGGATAATTTTAAAAAGTTACAAACAATGTTTGATGAGATGAAAACTTGGGTTGGTAAAGAAGCTACGTTCACATACTTTGAGCGTACAAAAGCTAACAGCTACAGACATCCATTATTTAAAGCAATACGTGATTATGAGTGATAAATTAAAACTAAAAATTCAACACATGTTGAAAACATTAAAACCAATTGAGACTGTGACAACAGCCTCTAATAAATAACTAATAACAGGCTAATGTCATACGAGAGAAACCTAACATACCTAAATAATAAACGTTTAATATACAGGCGACATCCAGTATCAGATAAACCAGACATTGATACTAAAGAGTTTATGTATTTTGAAAACGGTACGCATCAATGCTACGAGCTATTTAGATCAACAGCAAAGATTACTACGTATCGTTCGCTTAAATGGCATTTACTAGTACTTTGGTATTTAAACCCTAACCTCAACCAAGACGACTTTATACAACTAGCTGAATATATAGTACACAAGCCAAATGGCTTTGTAAGTTTTAACGTATCAGAACGTTTGCTAGAAAAAGTTGTCTACGAGGTTAGCATGTCTGACCTTGATCGTCCACCTAAAAATAAATTACGTAAAGTTATATTTAAACCGTTTAGTGGCTTAACAAAAGAAATGAAATTATCTATTGTAGGCCAGCTAGTTGGTCAAAGTCCTAGAGTTTGTTCTGACGACATATATGAAGTTATGATAGATATGCATGACATGGGCAAAAAGATTACAATAGGACGTATCGCAGGTCTGTTAGACTGTTCGTCACGTACAATATATAGACACATGTGTAACGAACTTAAAAAAGAAAAAGAATTACTTAACCAACAACTATGAAACAATACGATTCAAATAATTTTAGCAGGTATAAAAAAGATGTTAAAGCATCTCAACCTAAAAATAAAGACTGGCAACACTATAGTAGAGATGAACTTATAGTTAAATTTCTACCTCTTGTAGAAAATATAGCTAGAAAGTTTAATGATGGTGATGCTGCATCTGGCGTTATGTCGTTAAGTGATTGTATACAATTTGGTAATATTGGACTAACTAAAGCTGTTGATAAAATTATTTGGTCAACAATAACTGAGTCTAAAGATCCTGAAAGAACTATAAAATCTTATTTATCTAAAAGAATACGAGGCGCAATACGTAGAGCCACAGACGCTAATCGTAGTGGCATGCGTATACCAGAACATAAACTAAATGATATACGTAAAAACTTTGAAAATGAAGATAATTCAAAGTTATTTTTTAACTCTATGTTTGAAAGTATAGACAAACAGTTAGACGATGAAAACTCTTATTTATATCAAATCGAAGATACTTCAAAAGATCCAATGAGAAAAGAAAAGTTACACGCTGTAATAAGAGATATTATGCTTAAGCATTTAACTGACAAAGAATATCATGTTATAAGACTAAGCTATGGTTTAGGTTGTGATAAAATATCTGCAAAACAAATAGCAGAAAAACTTGATATGAAAGGTAGTAGCTCTTATGTTCGTGTTTCTCAATTAAAAAAGCAAGCGATTGAAAAACTTAGAAATGTTTTAGATCACTCGCAAGTGACTGATTATCTGTAAGTTACTCATTAAATATTAACTGTTATATGTAATTATATATATACACTAAACCAATATACCGATGACAGATTTAACTAAAAAACTAGCTGATGTACAGACTAAGTTAAAAGCAAAAAAGTCTTCATATAATAGCTTTGGTAAATACTATTTCCGTAAAGCTGAAGACATCCTTGAAGGTGTAAAGCCTTTTTTATTACAACATAATATTTACGTTACAGTATCAGAAGAACTAATCGCTACAGATCCAGTTCCAATGATAAAGTCGACCGCTACAATTAGCGACGGCCAAAATGCTATACACGCCACCGCAGTAGTAGGCGTTGATATGCAACAAAAAGGTATGCAGACTGCCCAACAGTTTGGCGCAGCATCTACATACGCAAAAAAGTATGCACTTGGCAATTTATTTTTAATTGATGACACTGAAGACGCTGACGCAACAAACAATCATGGCAAAGCAGCTCAAGTTACCACAAAGCCTAAAGCTAAAATAACTAAAGAGCAAATGACTAAAGCACTAGATTTTGTTAAAAACGGCGGATCAGTTGATGCTATTAAAAAGAAATATGAATTAACCGCAGCTCAAATCAAACAATTGGCATAATGAAAGAAGTTTACGAAAAACTAAGAGAAGACGAGCATTACTATGGCGACTTTGGCAAACAGTTTCTTAGCAACTCTGACATATCTGTTTTGTTAAAAAATCCTAAAGATCTGCACAAGCCTAAGCCTAGTAGTCCGGCTCTCTTGGTTGGCGGTTATTTTCACACTGCAATACTTGAACCTGACAAGTTAAATAGGTTTAAAATAGTTGAAGCTACAACACGTAATACAAAAGCTTATAAAGAAATATCAGAAGGTGAACTATGTTTATTACAGCATGAAGTTGACAAGATACAGCTGATGACAGAAGCTATACAAAACAATGATGTGTGTAGAGACTTAATTAAACCTATACTTGGCGAGGTTGACTATGAAGAGCCACGTGTACAAAAAATCCACGGTCAAATGTGGAAAGGCAAAGCTGATGTAATTAATCATGAAGAAAAATTAGTTATAGACCTTAAAACTACAAGTGACATAGATAAGTTTCAATGGTCAGCTAATAAGTTTAATTATGACAGCCAAGCCTTTATTTATAGCACTCTATTTGGCTATGAGATGTTATTTATTGTTATTGATAAAGAAACACATCAAATAGGTTTGTTTGATTGTTCGCCTGACTTTTATGCTAAAGGCGAAGACAAAGTGCGTAGAGCTTGTGACGCATACGAGTTATTCTATCAAACAGATAATTTTGACCACAAGCAACATTTATTAACTAAAACCCTTTAAACCAATGCCTAGAACTAAATCTAGAATTTGTGATGTTTCAGGAATTAAAACATCAGAAAATAATTTTTACAAAAATCAAAGCCACGTAAAAGCTGTAGATAATCTGCGTAGATCAAGTGGTGCTACTAAATCACAGATGCAGCGTATGTTTCACCAAATAAATAATTACTAAATGGCAAGTATTATTAAAACGAGTATCAACCTCAACGATATACCTAAAGACAAGATCTATGTCGGTAAAAAAGGTAAGTATTTACCAATAACAATTACGCTCAACGACGAGCCTGATCAGTTTGGTAATCAAGGCCCAGTTGTTGTTGAACAAACAAAAGAAGAGCGTGATGCTAAGGCGCCGAAGACATACCTTGGCAATGTTAAAGTTGTGTGGACAAACGGTACAAACGTTGATACTGCGCCACGTGATAACCAACCAGCTGCACCAGCTCCGGCACCTGTGGCTGATGAAGATTTACCGTTTTAATAAATGAACGTACAGGAAAGAGAGATCAATGGATTTACGATTGACCAGTTCAATCAGTATGGCCTAGAAGTTGGGAAGACACAGGGTATATGCCCTACGTGTTCTCACACTAGGAAACCTGAAAATAGGAAAGCTAAATGTGCTTCTTATGATTGGGAACGTGGTCTTGGTACCTGTCATAACTGTAACACTAGTTTTCAACTTCACACTTATAAGCGTAAAGGAAACAGCGAGAAGGTTTATATTAGACCTAAGCAAAGTCTTGCACCGAATATGAGTGAGAAAGTTGAAGGCTGGTTTAAAGATCGCGGTATATCATCAGCTTCCCTTCGTGACTTAAACGTTACCACAGGTGAAGAATATATGCCGCAGACAGGTAAGTCTGAGAATACCATTCAATTTAACTATTACATGGGCGATCAACTCATAAACGTTAAATACCGTGATGGCCGTAAGAATTTTAAACTGTACAAAGGTGCAGAGAAAATATTTTACAACATTAACAGTATTGTCGGTTATGACGCTTGTGTCATAGTTGAAGGTGAAATGGACGTGCTTGCAATGCACGAAGCGGGAGTTAAAAACGTTATATCAGTACCTAACGGTGCTACGTTAAACTCAAACAATCTCGATTATTTAGATAATTGCATAGACTATTTTGATGACAAAGAAAAGATTATATTAGCAGTTGATGCTGATGAGCCTGGCCAAGCTCTAAGACAAGAATTTATTCGTCGTCTTGGTGCTGAAGTTTGTTATCTAGTCGATTTCGAGGACTGTAAAGACGCAAACGATTATTTAGTTAAGTATGGAGCTAAAAAGCTCAGAGATGTAATTGATAACGTTAGGCCTGTACCTCTTGAGGGCGTGTCTACATTAAGAGATATTGAAGATGAACTTAAAGACTTTGTTAAAAACGGGTTTAAGCCCGGCTTTCAAATCGGACTTAAAAACTTTGATAATGTTTTCTCTACTTACACCGGTCAGTTTATTACTGTTACTGGCGTACCCAGTAGCGGCAAGTCTGACTTTGTTGACCAAATGGTTGTGGGCTATAATCAACTATACGGTTGGAAAACTGCGTATGCTAGTCCAGAAAACCAACCAGTGTATTTACACGCGCACAAACTAATGCGTAAACATTGGCAAGACATGCCAGCTGTAGGCGATATTGGCGGTGATAAATGGCATCAAGTTACTGAACATGTTAATGACAACTACTTCTTTATTGATATGGATAAATATAATTTAGAAGCTGTATTACGTAAAGGCGCTGAGCTTGTTAAACGTAAAGGTATTAAATGTTTAGTTCTCGATCCATTTAATAAGATCAGAGATGTTAATGCACACTCAGATGACGTCAACCGTTATACAATGGATTATCTAGCTAAGATCGAGGCTTTTTGTAAGAAGTATGATGTACTAACATTTATTGTAGCGCATCCTACTAAAATGTACAAAGGCCAAGACGGTAAAATGGAAGAGCCAACGATGTATAACATTAAAGGCGGTGGTGAGTGGTACGATGCTAGTTATCATGGCTTGCTAGTTCATAGAGATTATGAAGCTAAAACAACTAAAGTTAAAGTGCTTAAAGTTAAGTTTCAAAACCTTGGTGAAAACGGCGCTGAGTCTTTCTTTACATGGGAGCCACGATCTGGTAGCTTTGTACCTCACGTTACATCTGAAGCAGAAGCTGAGCCAATGCCTTGGGAATAATGGCTAAGAGTAAGCCTTTTAAACCTGGACTTCGACCTCTTTCAAAATTAGAATCTAAAATGATACAATGGTGTTTAGACAACAGCATAGCTTGTTGTGTTATACCTGCTCCAAAATATACAAATTGGGGCGAAGATTACTGTGTTGAAATAGTAATTAATGGTAAGTCAAACTTTAGTCCTAATTTTAAAAAGCAAGAAGTATTAGAAAAACAAATTGAATATTATAAATACTATTATGACAAATACAATAAAACAACTTGATTATAAAACAATAGCAATGAGCCGCAATGGCAAAACTAAAATACTTACTAAGCGTATTAGTACTTTAGGTTTAAAATCATGGTATAATATTAAAGGCGAAATTTATGCATAATAATTTCAAAACAGCTAATGAAGCTTTTCATGATTTATACTGGCGTATTGTTCGCGATGGCGTAGACTTTGCTGGAACTAAAGCATTATTTAACGCTGGGTTTTATATTGAAAATCCTGCATTAAACGATATTAAAGATAGTAAAGTTAAACGTAACTGGTCTATAGATTATGCTGAGGCTGAGTGGCAGTGGTATTTATCTGGCGATCGTAACATAGCTAAGCTTGGCGAGTTATACGGTAAAGTACCAGCTATATGGAAACGTATGGCTGATGAGTATGATGAAGTAAACTCTAATTACGGTTGGCAATGGAAAAGACTACATCAACTAGATAAAGTAATTACTATGCTACGTAGTAATCCTGAAACTAGACAAGCTGCAATATCAATATATGACGGTAAAGAAATAAGCCAGTACAAGTATGATACACCATGTACATACGCTGTACAGTTTACAGTACTAGATAATAAGCTTAATATGTCTGTTGTAATGCGATCTAATGATCTCTGGTATGGTTTTTGTAATGATCAGTATCAGTTTTCAAACTTGCAGCTATTAGTTGCTCAGAAGACAGGATATGACGTTGGTACATATTATCATTTTGCGCATAACTTACACTTGTATAATGATAAATTACCAGAAGATAAAACTAGAAACTTTCACAAATGACGTATGCAATATACCATATACCGGGTGTAAAAATAGGTGTAACAAACAACATTAAAAGTAGAGTTGAAGAGCAACAAGGCTATAAGCCTAGCGAGTATGAAATACTAGAAATGTCTGACGATATAAATTATATATCTAGACGTGAGTTGTATTTACAAGAGCGTTACGGCTATAGAGTTGACAGACAACTATACAAAGAATTATTTAATAACAATTTTATAAAATTAAACAATATGGATATAAATGTAACTGAAATGACTACAACATTTCCGTGTCCAGTTAACAAGTTAAAAGGCAGGCTTATGGACAACTTAGGTATGACCTGGGAAACAGATGCTGGTAAAGTAATGATTACAAAAGAATCTATTAAATGGGTAATGAACAATGTTAAATCATCACAATATACTAACGATAGATGCTATGTATATAACAAGGCTTTTGCTAGATGGTTTGATAACAATAACCCGTTTGAAGAAACTTGCGATACATACTGCGATGATTGTGGCGATAATATATTTGAGTGTATCAGAATGTGGGCAGATGAACGCGGCTTATACGATAAAGGCGATCCAAAAACACAATACATTAAGCTAATGGAAGAGACTGGCGAGATCGGTAGAGCTATATTAAAAGATGACACAGCTGAAATAATCGATGGTATTGGCGATGCTGTAGTTGTATTAACTAATCTAGCTGAACTATGCGGCGTACCTATTGAAGAGTGTATACAAGAAGCTTATAATGTTATTAGTAAGCGTAAAGGTAAAATGATTAACGGAACATTTGTAAAATATGAGTAGTAGAGAAATATATGACGGTATGGACGGCGTAACAACACGCACGTTTAAATTTAGAGATCCTGTAGTTGATAATGTGTGTAGAGAGTTTGTAAAACGATCTGATGCTGGCTACAAAAAATACGGTTCGACACTTGATGATGAACGTAGACTTGGTATGAAAAACCTACAAGGCTATTTAAAAGATGTACAAGAAGAGCTAATGGATGCTATATTGTATATACAAGCTGCACGTGAAGAACTTCAAGACTTATCTGAGGAAGCTTTGATTAATAAGTTTGATGATGATGAGAAAGAAGCGTACTAAAAAAAGAGGTCCAGTTAGAGCTAAACGCGTAAGACAAGACGGTATTAACTTTGCTTCAGGGCTAGAGCGCTATATGTATCTAGCTCTGAAAAAAGCAAAGATCAAAGCTGTATACGAAGGTGAAACTTACATTGTACAAGAAGGCTTTGAGTTTATGCAATCAGCTTACGAAAAACAAGCTAATGGTAAGGGCGAATATAAAAACAGAGGAAATAAAAAAATACTACCAGTTAAATATACTCCAGACTTTGTTGGTAAGGACTTTATAATAGAGTGTAAAGGTCGAGCAAACGAAAGTTTTCCAATGCGATGGAAAATGTTTAAAAAGTACGTAAAAGAAAATTTACCACATGTAACTTTATATAAACCTCAAAATCAAAAAGACTGCGACGAAACAATTAAACTTATTCAAAATGAAAAATGATTGGGAGTTAAGCTTTGGAACTTTTCCAGGCATATTGTTTGGCGTGAGAACATATAAAGAAAATTTAAGAGACAATCACGTGTTATACCTAGGTTTCTTAGACGTTTGTTTAACAATATATAAATAAAAATAATATGAATAACATACTATCAGACATTACTGTTCACATGAAGTATGCTAAGTATATTCCAGAGCTTAATCGCCGGGAAACTTGGACTGAGCTTGTTGATCGTAATGTAGCAATGCATAAAAAGAAATACCCTAACCTAATAGACCAAATAGATGAAGCATATAAGTTTGTATATGATAAAAAAGTTTTACCAAGCATGCGATCATTACAGTTTGCAGGTAAGCCTATTGAAATATCCCCTAATCGCTTATACAACTGTAGTTATTTGCCTGCTGATAGTGTCGACGCTTTTAATGAAATAATGTTTTTACTTCTATCTGGTTGTGGCGTAGGCTACTCAGTACAACAGCATCATATTAAAAAGCTACCAGCTATTATTAAGCCGTTTGACAAACGTAGTAGACGTTTTGTTATTGGCGACAGTATTGAAGGCTGGTCTGACGCTGTTAAAGTATTAATAAAATCTTATTTAGGTAACAAACGTACGTCTAAAATAGTATTTGATTATACAGACATAAGACCTAAAGGCGCAAGACTTGTAACGTCAGGTGGTAAAGCACCTGGTCCACAACCATTAAAAGAGTGTTTAACTAAAATAGAAGGAATATTAAATGATAAAAAAGATAGCACAATACTTACCTCACTTGAGGTCCATGATATTATATGCCATATTGCTGACGCTGTTCTTGCTGGTGGCATACGCCGCGCAGCTTTAATTGCTTTGTTTTCAGCTTACGATGAAGACATGATAGCTTGTAAGTCTGGTAGTTGGTGGGAGTTAAATCCACAACGCGGTAGAGCTAATAACTCAGCTGTACTTATGAGACATAAAATAACTAAAGACTTTTTTATAGACCTATGGAAACGTGTTGAGTTATCTGGCGCAGGTGAACCTGGTATATATTTAAATAACGATAAAGACTGGGGTACAAATCCATGCTGCGAAATAGCTTTACGTCCGTTTCAGTTTTGTAACTTGTGTGAAGTAAACGTATCTGATCTTGAAAGTCAAAATGATTTAAACGAAAGAGTTAAAGCCGCAGCGTTTATAGGTACGTTACAAGCTAGTTACACTGACTTTCATTATTTAAGAGAAATATGGAAAGAGACAACAGAAAAAGACGCGCTTATAGGTGTGTCAATGACAGGGATAGGGAGTGCCGCTGTGCTCCAGCTGGATATGAAGGCAGCTGCAAGTATCGTAAAAAGAGAGAACACGAGAGTAGCAAAGCTATTGGGCATAAACAAAAGCGCTAGATGTACAACTGTAAAACCTGCAGGGACGACTTCTCTGGTGCTAGGAACATCATCTGGTATTCACGCGTGGCATAATGATTATTATGTCCGTAGGATGCGCGTAGGAAAGAACGAGGCTATATATACATATCTTAATATTAATCACCCTGAACTAATTGAAGATGAGTACTTCAGACCTCATGATACGGCCGTTATATCTGTACCGCAAAAAGCACCTGATAATTCTATACTTAGAACTGAGTCGCCGTTTGATACACTTGACCGTGTTAAGCGTGTAGCTACTGAGTGGGTTAAGCCAGGTCACAGAGCTGGTAGTAATACACATAATGTATCTGCAACAATATCGTTAAAAGATAATGAGTGGGAGGCTGCTGGCGAGTGGATGTGGTTAAATAAAGATTATTATAACGGTTTATCTGTATTGCCTTACAATGGCGGTACGTACACTCAAGCTCCGTTTGAGGACATTAGCGAAGCTGAGTTTAATAAAATGTCCAAAGTATTATCTGAAGTTGACTTAACAAAAGTTATTGAAACTGATGATAACACAGATCTATCAGGCGAGCTTGCTTGTGCTGGTGGCAACTGTGAAATTGTTTAATTAAATTTTATTTACTATGACTGAATTACAAAGAATGTATAATGAGATGTTAGTTACCTTAGAAAAAGGTATTGAAGATCTTGAAAAGTTTGAAGATGGAAATATGTCTGCTGGAACTAGGGTTCGCAAGACAATGCAAACAACTAAAGAGTTAGCCCAACAAATACGGGTTACAGTTCAAGAACAAAAAAATGCTGTTGTAGCATAAAATAATAGAGGGCTTTTTAGCCCTCTTTTTTTGTACCTTTACCATCATTACCACGATTAGCTTTTATAGATTTAAACTTACCGTCTTTATGATCGTAATCTTTTCCTTTTATATTTACACCAGCTTTTAATGCTGCTCTACGTTTACGTTGGTTTTCTGCTTTTTTCTTTTTACGCTCTTCTGTCATTGCTGCTCGCTTATCACGAATAGCTTTCATGCGTCTAGCTGTTGGTGTTAACTTTTGACTCATGCTTCACCACATTTTTTACTTGGATTACTAACTTGCACCCAGTTTTCTTTTTGAAACCAATCACGTAGTGTAGCACCTTTTTTACGAGCACCTTTAACATTTGATTTTGAAGATCTTTTATATTTACCTTTGTTAGCTGCAGATCTTTTAGCTGAAACAACTCTTCTACGCTCTTCAGGCGACATGTTCATGACTTTAGCTTTAGGTAAACAAACTTTTTTAGTTCCTCCGCCTTTAACTTTACTTCTTCTGCCGCTTCTTCTTCTACGTCTTGTAAAAGCAGAATTAAGTTCTGCTTCTTCAAACCTTGAATATGATCTAGGTTTAGGTGGCTCTCCAGTTTTTAAAGTTTGTAAAGCTTCTTGTTGAGTTACTAAGCCAGCAGATATACGCTTAGTATCTTTTTCTAAAGTTCTTTCTTTTGTAGCTTTATCACTGCGAGCTGTTCTTTCTAATCTTTCTTTTTCTTGTTGCTCTTTCTTTTTTCTTTCTGCTTCTTTTTTTTCTTGAAACTCTTGCTCTTTTCTTATTCTTCTTTCTTCGTTTAAAGCTAATTGGTTTTCTGCTGCTTCTGCGCCTAGTTGAGCACCAGTTTTTCTACCAATACCAAAAACATTGCTTTGACCTGGCGTAAACATCGGGCCAAACGCAGCAGTAAAAGTAGTTCCAACAGCAAGCGGATTACCACTAGTTAAACCTGCAAATGTACTTACAGCGGTACCTAAATCACTACCAGCTACGTTTTGTTTTTTAGGACTTTTTGCCATGTTGTTTTTTTAATTGTTTTTTAGCAGCTCTTGCAAGTCTTGCTTGTTCCATTTTACCCATAACCTCAGCTCTTTGTTCTAATACAGTTAGTATCTGTATTTTTCTAGCATAAGGTTTATTTATTCTTTTAACTTTAGCTATTGTAGCTCTAGCATCAGCAACAGTAGCAAACTTAATACTTACTGTATCTTTTGGATTTTCATCTGTATACAGCCGTCTATCTGAGCCTTTAGGTTTTTTACCTGTGCCAACTACAGGATCTTTACGCTTGTTAGGTGAAGGCCTATTAGTTTGCATGTTTATAAACCAATTGCACAACTGCTTATCACGAGGTGTAGCTCCAGGTCTAGCTTTTAACTTTTTACATTTTTCAATAGTTACATCACCACCATACACTTTAGCAATACGTGCTTTTAATACGCCTCTATAAGCTTTACTCATCTTTCTTTTTACCTAATCGTTTTCTAACTATATTCATAACAGTCTTCATTTTACGAGCATAGCTAGGATTTTTACCTCTATTAAAAACATACTGTTGATTTAAACTACTAATAATTTTAGATAAATTACCTTTACGAGTTTTAATTAACCAGCTAGCTAATGCTTGAGTTGACAAGTTTTTAAACTTGCCTTTAGCATCAGGTGCGTCTGAGTCATGCCACTCTATAGACTTTGAAGTTTTTTTCTTTTTATTAGGCGATGAATATATAGCCATTACACTTTATTTTTTATATGATTATACATATCTAATCCTATTTGTTCTCCAAATTTACTATCAGACTCGTAATGAGCATGGG